CGCGCCGGGTCTGTATGACCGTGATAAGTTCACCGCTGAGCCCCGGCGGGATCGGGTTTTCAGCCGCCGCCCACCGCCGCATCGTGCGCGCGCCGACGTTAAGTTCGCGCGCCAGCTCCGATTTCCACTGGTCGCCGTAAAGCGCCTCGCCCACGCGAGTCAGCAGCTCGATTGTGATCCCGGTCATGATGTGAGCCTTGTCTTTGAAAGTTCTGCGAGCCGCGCGCGCCCGGCGGGCGTCAGCCGGAAAATGCGGTAGGGTTCCCCCACCGTGGTATCTGCGATCAGCGAGACATCGAGCAGCCGAAACCAATCGCCATCAAATCCCCGTTCGAGCGCGTCCCGCACTTCCGGCGAAAATTTCGCGAGCACAGGAAGCGCAAATTTGCCCTTCTCGTCGGCGAGCGACAGTATGAGGAAATCCGCGTTGTCGGGCTCGATCCCGTCCGTCATGGCGGCACCAGCCGGGCGCCTTCGCGACGCGCATGGCCCAGGTTGACCAGCACCACTAGCGCGTGATCAAACGCCGCGCGCGAGCCGCCGCACGCGGCGACCGCCGGCCATAGCGCCTCGATCCGCGCCCCGCCGGCCGCCAGCGCCGTGCGCTCGATCGCTTCCGCGATGTTGCGCACGCTGCGCTCGTACACCAGATCGCGCCGGCTCATGGATCGCGCGCCTCCTCGATCGCGCGCAGCCGTTTGTTGAAATGGAGATGTTCCCTCAATACTACCTGCAACAGCAATAACCGGCCGCGCGTTTCGTCGACGCTGTCGAAACGGTCCTCGATCCGGTTGAGCCGATGACCCTGCACACGCAGCATTTCCCGCACCTCGTCAAGATCGGCGCGGATCGCGCGCAACAGCGACAAAACCAAATTATCGGGTTGTTCCTCAGCCATTGCCCCTTCCCCCTTACTCGCGCTCTAGCGCCGTCAGCCGCTCGTCAACCGCGTTGCGCCAGCGGTCGAATTGGCTGCGCATCGCCCGCAATTCAGTCGTTAGTGTCGATACGCTGGTATCCAACCGTTGCAGCATCGCAATCATCACCGCGCGATCGTCGCGCATGTCGGCAAGCTCGCGTTGGATGTTCCGCAACACCCGCTCGGTTAGATCATCGTCAGCCATCACTACTCTCCATTTCTACTGTCCTAATATGAGGACACGTTGCCGCCCGCGCAACGGGCAAAAAAAGCCCGGCCGAAACCGGGCTTTCGCGCGAGTCGGGGTTTTTACGGGTCCGACAAAAACCGCGGGTGCACGTGTCGGATCATGCCGGAGGATAAGCGCACGGTAACCCGCTTGCGCGTCACGGCAACGACGGTGACCCGCAAGCCCGAATAATAAACTTCCTGGCCTTGGCGCGACACGGCAGCGTCTATCGTCATCTCAAAAACTCCCTTGCAAAAGATACGCGGTGAAAACAGAGGCGCCGGCCGCAACCGCCGCCAACATCGCCAGCCCGGCGCACGCGAGTCGGAGCATGGCTCAATCTCCCCACGCCGCGCGTTCCCATGCCGCGCCGTTGCGGTTGATGCGATGGCGCGCCTTGATCGCGCGCGCTACGGCTTCGCACCGCTCATAAAGCGGCCACGTGTCGATATCGCCTTCCGAGCATTGGTAGATCACGCACTCTAGCGCCTTGTGGAGCTCCACGGGCGAGGCGTCGGAAAATCCGGCAAATGCGTAAGCCGGATTATCCCATCCCCATTCCTTGAATTCTTTCGGGTGCCGATCGCCGTAACGCGCGCGCAACGCCGCGATATTCATAGCGCGAAGATCGCACCCAAGCCGCTCAGCCGCACCGCGCGTTGCCGTCTCCGCCGCGTCAAGCTCGATCTTAAACGCATCCGACATGATCGCCGTAACGCACCGCGTGATGGTCTCATCTCCGACAAAAAATGCTGACATCTGAGGAACCCTTTCCCTATGCGCCGAGCCCGATGCCCGGCACCGCAAAAGCCGGCTGGGATCACCCATGCCGGCCGTTGCGTCAATGGCGCGAGTCGCTTAGTCCGGCACGATCCCGCGCTTGCCGGCCCATGCGCTGTAAGCCGGATCAATAATCGCTGCGCATTCCAGCAACCGCACGAGCTCGGCCGCCCATGCTTCCGCCTTGCGATCCTTGCCGCATTGCTTGTAGGCGATGGCTTTCGCCAGCGCCCGGTTGACTTCGCTGCGATCGATCATGGCTGCGCCTCCCTACGCCGCGAGCTTTTCGTTGATGACATCGCCGAGAACCCTTTCGAGCTCTTCTAGCTGCGCGAATGTCAGTTCCGGCAGCGCGGCGAGGATTTGCTCATAAGCCGGCTTGCGCGAGCCGCGCACGACGCGCAACACGGCCGCCGCGGCGGGCACGAAATGCGAACCGAAGGACAACCGCACTACCTCGCCGTCCGAAAACGTCGCGACGTAAACCGGCAGCGGCCAAATCGTGTTGAATTTACGCATCTCAGGAACCCTTTCCCTATCGAGCGGGCCCAATGCCCTCTCAGCCCAAAAGCCGGCTAGTGCTACCTATGCCGGCTAAAGGGGTGCGTATGCGCGAGCGGGTTACCAGCGTTCGCGCCGGATCTCCACGCCGTGGCAAATCGCGCGAGCGATCAGCGCGCCCATATGCTCGCCATAAACCTGCGCCAGCGTGCCGCGTTTTGCCTTCACGGCGCCCTCGGTTCGCCCCGTGCGGCCGCGATGGTCAATCCACTCGACATAGGCCGTCGTTTGCCCGTTGTCGCTGTAATGCCGCACGTAGGCATCGGTGATTTTCGCAATCATCGCTCGCCCCTCCCTATTCAGCCGCCAGCGCGAGCGGCACGCTAAACCCGTGCAGGTAATCCGCCGCGCGCTGCGCGTGACCGGCCGCGGTAAAGATCGCCCGCTTGTCGTTTTTCAGCACCCGCAACCACCATTCGATATAGCTGGCGTGGTCGGCGCGCGGCGAGGCGCTAACGCCTAGGTCCGCGCAAAGAAACGCCGCGCCCATCTCGGCAACCAATTCCTCCGCCGCCGCGTACCCCTCGTCTCCCCACCGCTTGCGCCCGAATTCGCGCTCGATCCGGCCGGTACCGTGAGTCCAGTGCGTGAGCTCATGCAACAGCGTCGCGTAATAAGCTTCCGCGTCGTCAAATTGCGCGAGATGCGGCATTTGCACGTAATCGGCGCTCGGAATAAAAAACGCGCGGTCCCCACCATGCCGGACATCGGCACCCGTCGCGCTTACCCATGCGTCGACGCTCGCGTTGCGCGTCTCGACCGCAACCGGCGCCTCAACCGGCCGCGTCGTAAAGCGCGCCGGCAACCCGTCGATTTGCTCGGTATTAAAGACCGTGTAGGCTTTCATAAACGGGATGGCGTAGGTCTCGTCTTCCCCCGTCGCATCGTTGTGGCGCGTCTTAACCGAGCGGTCGGCGTAAACCACCATCTCGCCCTTTTCGCCCTTGCGCACGCAACCGCCGAGCGCGAGCGCTTGCTTAAACGTCATCCATTGCGGCGAGGTGTAACCCGACGCCATTTGCCGCGACCAAAGCAAAAGCACGTTAACGCCGTTGTAAGCCTCACCCGTCGCGCGGATCGGCCGTTGCGCGTTCACCTTGGCGCCGGGGAGCGTTGGCGACCAAGGCTTGTGCCAAGGTGCGGTACCGCTCTCTAGCGCGGTTATGATGGTATTCGTGACTTGCTGGTAAACGTCTTTCATTTCACGGCTCTTTCGACCAAATGCCCGGACCCGTTGCCCTGGCACCGCAAAAGCCTCAGCGGCCGAACCGTTTGAGGCTAATGGGTGCGTATGCGCGCGAGGCTACAAACTGATATTCCGCAGCTTGTGCCGGTTATAGGCAACGTTGCGCCGGATATCCGAAACGCTTTGCTTGCCCGTGCCGCCGCAGGAATGGCACTTGCCGCTATGCTGCGCCTTGCCGTTCACCACCGCGCCCCAGCGATATTCGCCCGAACCGCGGCATTTCTCGCATGTCCCCGGCTTGGCGTTGGGAACCGCAAAATCATACATCGCTCAACCCTCCCGACGCTTCGTTGCGCCATACGCGCGCGCGCAAGCCAGCGCCTCGGCGCGCACCTTGCGCCCGTCATTTCCCCAAAACCGGATCGGATCGGAATCGGGAAATTTAACCCGCGGGTCGCGCCCCTCTATCGACAGCAACCGCGTGTACGGCGTGCCATCGGCATTGAATAACCGGAGCTCATACCCAACGCGCGTGAAATAGGCGCGGCAACGGTGCAACGTGTATTCCATCGCTCACCCCTCCCCTATGCCTGCCGCGCCGTCGGGCGCAACCGAACCGACATGCCCTCGCCAAAGCCGCGGCCGGTATAGCGAACGCCCTTAATCCACGCGGTTATCTGGTGCATGCGCGTGCCGATATAGCTGTCAACGCGCCACGATGACGTTAACCGGCAAACGCCAATCTCGGCGCCATGCCAATCCGTCAAAGCGCGCAAGGTGCCATCGCCGCGCCGCGCGCCAACGTAAGCAATCGTGTATTTGGTGGTTGTCATTTGTGAGCCTTTTGCCCAAACCGCCGGACCCAACGCCCTCGCGGTACGTCCTAATGTAAGGACGCGGCACGCGCCGTACAAGTCCTAATAATAGGACGCGCACGCGTTTATTTTAGCGGCTCGCGCAGCATCGGAAACTTCACGTTCTTCCGCGACACAAACCGACCCGACCGCGCGTCTATCGGCCGATCCGTCGACCGCATCGCTTGCGAGGCAAGGCGGTTGAGCTCCGCCACGACTGCGTTTAGCTCGCCTAGCGCGGCATATTCCGCCGCGAACGCCGCTTCTACCGCCGCCGCCAGCGCACGGAGCTCCTTCCGACGGTTCCTGATCCGCTGGTCTAACGCGTCTTCCAAGCGTTGCACGCGCCGCCGCGACACGCGCAAACCACCCGTCATCATGGCCGATAAACACGGGGCCGCCACGCCTAACAACGCTGCGCCGCGCGCCCGATAATCAGAACCGTATAGGCTACGGAGCGCATACCTCAGCCACGCGCCACGGTGCGAACCCGGCAACGGTTTAATGAGGGCGTCCCCAAATAACCGACATGACGCAGCGTCGACCGATGCCTCGCACGGCCGCAACGGGCGGTATCGGATAGCCATCCCGCGCGCCGCGACGGCCCCGCTTTCGATCGCAACCATAGCCGCGACCATGCCTTAAATGTCCCTTACGTTTCCCGCACTATCACTAAGCCGTTGATACCTATGGCGTAGGGACTGCCTTCGCTAGGCAGTGCGGAGCCGAAACGACGCGGCGCGGCACCCTCGACGCTCCCTCGACACCCCGCGGACCCGATGGGACCGGCGCCGACGGATGTCGATCCCTACCCACCTCCCTCCCCCCAGGGTTTTTTTGAAAGGGCGCGCGGTGTGGTTTTATGGGTAAGACGGATTTGGAACGCGGTGGTTGTGCTGCACTCACCGGGGGGGGCGCGGGTGTTGGGGGGGCCCTGCGGTTCTGAATATCGATAGCGTTTTATGGGCTTGCCGCCGTTAACGTTGCACACGGACTGTTCCGTAGAAAAAAGAAAGGCGCGGTTAAAAAAAATCTCGCGCGCGTGCGCGTGTGTTCGGACGTCAGGGTTCTCTCGGAACCGGTTCGCACGAGCCCGTCTGCCCAAGCGCCGGAGGCGCGGCGGGCACCGGAGCCGTGAGCATCTCACGGCGAGGACCGAGCGCGGAGCGCTACGGGCGGTGATGGCGTCAAAAGGTCTGCCTCGTAGGGGCCTAGCGTCGGCGGTTGTTTCTTGGTGACCCTGCATCGTCCCCGCGAGCCAACATTGACGGCGGGTGGGCCGGGTTCGGGCATCGGGCAGAGAAGGCTCAATCCCCCCCCTCCAAAGGTTCCCCCCCCTTAGCGGGGAAAAAATAAACGCGGCGCGAATTTAATTTTCGGCCGCGCCGGGATTTAGCCAACGCTTCGCACTTTGCCCTATGAGTGCGTGCCAATCATTCGGTGTTGATGCGCCGCGGGCTTTTGCGCCCTTGGTCCGGCCCCTCTCTTCGGGGGAGAGGGGCTAAGCATATTACCGAACGGGTAGAGGCCCCCGGTTCACTGTTGACGCCGGAGAGGGGCTTTTGGCCCCAGCGGCGGCGGCGCTGCGCCTGCGCGCAGGAGAGCTTCGCCGGTCAGTCGGGCTCGCGCCCTGGGTGGTCCCGGTTATGCCTGCTCTCTTAGAGCCGCTATGAGAAGACTTGCGCAGTTGCGGGCCGTCGTGATCGGCGGCGATTTGCGCGTCGAATTGCCAGCCGGCGGCGATGCGGTTGAGCCGGGTGGCTTCGCGGTAGAGCGGGTTTTTCGCCCGCGCTTGACGCGCCGCGGCGAGTTCGCCTTTGCGGTGGGTATAGATGATCATCACGGATCACCGCGCGCGCGTTTGAGGACGGATTGGACGTGGTGGTCGGATTTTGCGGCGAGCGCGGCCTGGCGCCGCCGCTCGTGGCGGATGCGCGCGCGCTGCGCGGCGCGGAAGGGGATAATATTTTCGGAGAGGCGGGGCGCCGGCGCGGGTTTTATTTTCCGAGCGGTGCCGTGGAAATTGGCGGCGCGGAGCAATTCGACGTGCTCGCGGACGAGTTTCTCTTGACCGCCGTCGTAGCGGCGGAACCACTGCCCGGGTTTACGGGACGGTTTGAGTTCCAGCTCGCGCACGAGGCGGTGCCGGCGGGGGATTTTAAAGACGATGAGAACCCACCCGGACGTCATACCGGGAATAATTGCGCGGTTTTTGCCCAGCGGTCAAATCCGCCGTAGCGTTGCCGCCGGTGCAACGGTAGGATGGCGGCGGGAGCGTGGGCTAGGTTTGCCGCCGAATACCCGATGTCGCCGCATCGGGCTGCCCGCGCTGCCCGCCCCAAGTGCCAAAACTGGCGCCGCAGGCCCCACGCAGCGGCGCCGCCTTTTTTGCAAGCGGAGCGGGTAGCCTCGGAAAAACGCGGCGCCGTCGCGCTTGAGGTGCGTCGGGCCGATCGTTACGCTGGTAGACGGCAAAGTCGCCCGCCTCATTTGGCGAACGACTTCAAGCGCCCCAGCCAGCGGAGAAAACCGGGACCGAGCTTTGGCGGGCGGGGTCCGGTATCTCGCGCACTCACCAACTTTGAAGGAAAAGCTGAGCGGCGGCGGCTCTTGGGGTTGGCGATCGAGGCGGTGCCGCGGGAGCACGGCGACCCCGAGTTGACGCGCTTAATAGCGATATTAAGCGGGGTGGATACCGAGGTTATCGTGCGGCGGGCGTATCCCTCGGCGCGCGAACCCGTTGCCACGGGTGCAACACGGGCGTAGGGTTTTGCGGCGTCTTTGAGAGGGCGCAGGCCGGTTGACCCTCCGCTCTCTGAGGCGTTTCCCCGGTGGGGACCGGGGGAGGTAGGACATCCCCCTAGGGCGGTGGTTTCGGCCGCCGCCTTTTTTTTAAAGCGACGGCGGGCGGGTTTAGCCGAGCAGCGGGCCCGCCCGTTTTTTAAGGGAACCCGCGATGACCCCCGATAATTTTTTAAGTTCGATCGTCGACCCTGGTTTGGAGGTTTTGCATAGCCTTGGCGGACCCGGTCTCTCTGACGACGCGCGCCGGATGCTGGTGGCGATTGCGCTGCAGGAATCGGGTCCCGGCCTCGCGGCGCGGTACCAGTCGTCGCCGGGGGCGACCCCCGGGCCGGCGCGCGGCTGGTGGCAGTTTGAACAGGGCGGCGGGGTGGCGGGGGTGCTGCAGCATGCCCGCAGCAAGGACTTGGCGGCGAAATGTTGCGACGTCTTTACCATCGTCCCGGCGCAGGCCGCGGTGTGGCGTGCGCTCGAAGGGCACGACGGTCTGGCGACGTGCTTTGCGCGGCTGCTGTTGTGGACCGACCCGCAGGCGGTGCCGTCTTCCCAACAGGCCGGGTGGGACTGTTACCAGCGCAACTGGCGGCCGGGGGCGCCGCACCCCAACAACTGGCCGGGGAATTGGCAGACCGCGAGCGATGCCGTGGGGAATTGACCTGGGTGTGGGTGCTCGGCGGGATCGCGGTAGTGGTCGCGTTGGCCGCGCCGTTTTTGCAGCGTGCGCCGCCCGAGTGGGATGATCCCGACTGGCCTTAAAAAGGGAGGTGGAGGTGACCCCCGAGGATTTACTCGACCAGCTCGAAGCGGCGACGCAATGGGGTTTGAAGACCGAGCATCGCGCGGTTTGCCTCGATTTGATCAAGCGGGCGTTTGACGAAGCGGTCGCCGCCCCGTTCGCCGCAAAGTTAGAAGACGATGCCCCCGAGGAAGAGGAGGAATACTGCTGGGAGACCGGCTGCGGCAACCGGATGAGCACGGACTATGCGCCGTTGTGCGAAGAGCATCACAACGAGGTGATGGCCGAGGTTGGCGCCGTCTCCATGAACATGCCACTTAAGCAGGGGGGTTAGGTGCCCGCCGCCGGCCGGCTACCGCGCGGGCGCTGTGCGCTTAATTAGGCCGGCACTCCCGCACGCGAAATTTTTCTCGTCGCGGTAAGAATACCGTTGCGCCCGTGGCAAGACGAAGGCATACAGGAGGCATATGTGCGCATTGCGCACACTAAAGGGCCGATCCCCTTATGGATCAAGGGATCGGCCCCGGTAGAGTAGGATGCGGCCCTGGGAAAAATTAGCCGCTGCGAGTGGTCCGGGTCAGTTAGCCCGAGCCGGTGCCACCCGGGAGTTTCGAGTTTCGCTGACCGGTGGGTTTGAGGATTGCGGCCTCGATCCCGCTGGCTCGGCCTCCAGCTACCCCGGTCGCGCAGCCGATGCTCAAAATTGCCAAAAAATTAACATGCCCCCTAAGCCGCGTTTAGTGTGAGTCCGGTTCTGGTGGCTCCAACCTTTTGACTAGCACCTGCTGATCGCGCGGTGCCAGGGGGGAGGATGTCGTCGAGGTCGACAAACTGGTCGGCGACCGTGATCCCAAGCCCGTAGGTGCTAGAGAATTTCCAAGTGATATGAACCTTGCCTCCTTCGCGTAGGCGACGGGAGACGATCTGGCGCGTATCGGCGCCGGTTGTTGGGTGATGGAACACCGACCAGAGGATGGCGATGCCGACGCCGGTAAGGTCGCCCTTTTGTCGTCGGATTTTAAGAAAGGCCCGCATACTCATGCGGACGATTTTGTAATAGTCGTCGCCGGCAAAATGACGTGCCGCTTCGTTGAGGATTTCGGCGATTTTTGTCGCGTCGAACAGCACGGTTGAGGGCGCGGTGTCATCAATGTCGACGGTGATGGCGAGCTTGCCAGCAGGGACGCGGAAGTCCTCGATGCGTCCGCCATTGGGATAGGGGCCGGCTTTTTTGCGGCGTTTGGCTTCACCCATTCCCCTAACCCCTCTTTCGACCCGCCGATTATCCGCGTAGTGTTGCACCGGTGGCAACACCGGTTGGTGGGGTGGGGCTGATGAAATCGCGAAAATCTTCCTCGGCAAAAAACTGCGAGCCGGTGGTCCGGCGCGCGGTTCACGCGCACGAGCGCAACATGCACCCCGGTCGCAAAGAGACCAAGATCGGACGAGGCGGCGCGAGGTGCAAATGAGTCTGCTCGATGAGCGCTGCCCGTTTTATTGGTGGGCGCGGAGCGCGCGGCACGGGGTGCAGCATGCCGGCTGGCCGATCATGTGGGTGCGCTCGCCGGGGCAGCAGGTGCTTTCGCGCTACGCCGCCGGCCCGCCGCCCGCAATTTACGTCAGCGAGAGCCGGCATTGGCCTACCGAACTCGACCGGATCGAAGCGCTAAACGCCGGCGAGGGAGAGGTGTGATGGCGTTGCCTCGATTCAGCGCCGAAGCGACCGGTGCCGAGCTTTACGAGCCGGCGATGCGGATCATCGACCAGGCTGACGCCGACGCCCATTTCGAGCGCCTGGTTGAATGGAATATGCGGGTCGGTGGCAATGATCGTGCCGAGGCCGAGCGGATCGAACGGAGCAACCTCGGCTATTTCGCCGGCTATTATTCCTCCGCGACCCGCCATCGGGTCGAGCGGCTATTTTCCTGCGCGCATCAGATTTTCGGGAAAATCGCCGAAGTCGGAGAACCGACCACCGAGGAAGCTATTCAGATGGGCTACGACTTGGCAAAGCGGAGGACGTGATGCCGTTGGTCTCGCAGGTCGTGCTCGATTCGGCGCTGCGCCGGCTGCTCGGCGGCTCGAACCGGTTGACCAAAAAAGCCGCTGTGCAGGCGGTGATCACGCTCGCCGAGGCGGTGGAGGGCGAGAATGTCGTCGACATCATGGACGTCATCGCCGCGGCGGGAGCGATCTTTGTGATCCGCGCGATGAACGCGCTCGATCGCTACGATCCCGATCCGGTGGTCGAGGCGTTTGTGCAAAAGCTGCGCGAGCACCTCAAGGTAGGAATGGGTGCGGGGATGGAGGTCGAGGGACATGCCGATTAGATGCCCGGCTTGCGGGATGATGCCCGGTGAGGGGCCGCGCGAGCTCACCCGCGACGAACAGATGATGGCGTGGGCGGTCGAGCTGACGCGCGCCTCGACGCAGCCTGGCGAAGCCGCCGCCGAGGTCGGGTCGCGGCTGCGCGTCCTACACGATGCCGTGCAAACCCTGAACGATGGACCGCCGCGTGAGCGAGCCTGACCTTTATCGCCTGCGACAATGCGCTGGACTCGGCGAGCGCGCGGCTGTCGAGGGCATGGAGCATGCCAGTTTCGCTTACCATCGCTGGGTCCGGCGTCATGTCGAAGAACTAATTTACGAGGATATGTGGGTCGAGCCCGATGAGCCCGAAGGATGACCTTTACACTCGGCTCGGCGTCTCGCGGGATGCGTCCCCGACCGAGATAAAGCGCGCCTATCGCCGCGCCTCCAAGCGCGCGCACCCTGACACCGAGGGCGGCAGCCCGGAAAAATGGGCCGCGCTGGTCGAGGCGCACGACGTGCTGTCCGACCCCGAGCGCCGCCGGCGCTACGACGAGACCGGCGACTACACCGCAGGCGAACCCGACAACCACCAGGCCGCGGTGATGATCCGGGTGGTGCAAGCGATGGCGATCGTCGAGGGGCAGCTCGCCGGGCAGTCTTATGTTTCGGTCGATTGGCCGCGCAAAATCCGCGAGATTTTCCAGACCGACATCGGGCGGCTGCGCCCGGGGATCGCGCAGATGGACAGGCAGCGCCTCGAATGGCAGCGCGTCGCCGAACGCGCGAAAGCCGGCCGCGGTAAGCCGAACGTCATCCAGCAGATCGCGCTTGGCAAGGTCCGTGAGTGCAGCATGCGGATCGAGCAGGGCGAGCGCGAGGTGGCGGAACTCACCGAGGCGCTGGCGCTGATCGAGGGCGCGAGCTTTGCGGTCGAAGAGATGACGATGCCGCAAATGGCGGCGCGGATGGGCCCGACATTGGGAAGCTGGGCCGGTCAGCCGGGTCAGCCGCCGAGGATGTTCTGATGCGGACGATGGTGGAAGCGCTCAATCGACTGGTCAAATGGCGCTTGATCCTGGCTGGCTGGCAGCTCGGGACGCGGCGCGACGATGATCCCGAGACGCAGGCCGTGCGCGATATCCGCGAGCTCCTGTTGATCCTGCGCACCGAGGTAAACGCGCTGACGCGACTGTGCCTCGACAAAGGAGTTTTCACCGCCGAGGAATTCGAGCGCCAGGTGGTCGACGACGCCGAATTTCTTGAACAAGAGCTCGAAAAGAAATTTCCCGGCGCCAAGGCGACCGACGCCGGCATGTCGATCAAAGCGCAACTCGCGCATCCCTGGATGTCGAGGTTCCCGCCATGACGGCGATTTGCGGCTTCCGCGACCCCGCCGGCACTGTCTGGATCGGCGCCGACACCCGCGTCGTCAGCGGCAGTTTTATCGTGCCGATGGAGTGCCGGAAAATCCTGCGCGCCGGTGTATGGCGAATTGGTCAGGCCGGCAGTGGGGCGGCCGGGTCTGCGTTGCAAGCCGCAGACAATATGCTCGCTCGCTGCGCAGACGTTGACGCGCTGGCGCGCGAAATTCGGCGTGTTTTCCGCAACGCCGAATTCTCCGACTGCAAGGACAAAAATCACCCGGGCCCGCCCGAATACGGGCAGGAGATTATCGTCGCAACCCCCAACGGCCGACTGACGGGGTTGTCATCGAGCCGATCGGCCGTTTCATCGCGATCGGCCGCGCGCAAGAGGTCTGCTATGGCGCGGCGGCGATGTTGATGCGGTATCAACCCGAGCTGACGGGCGCGGCATTTTTGAGCCTCGTGCTGCAGACCGCAGCGGATTTCTACATGAGCGTCGCGCCGCCGTTTCACATCGAAAGGGTCTGCTGATGCGCGGCGGGATCGCCAAACCCGATTGGGACGGTTTGCAGGGGGGGTTTTTTGACTTCCTGTCGCACGCAACGATCCTCTCGAAGGACGAGGGGCGGGTGCGGATGGAGATGTATGACGCGCAGCGCTATTTCTTCGACGAGATTTTTGACGGCCTCCGCCACGATCGCCACTGGTTTGTTTGCGGGAAGGGACGTCAGCTCGGAATCACCACAGGATGCTTGCTGTTTGACGTCTTCTACGCCGGCACGGTGCCCGACCTCATGGGCGGGTTTGTCGCCGACAGCGACTCGAATAAGGAAAAATTCCGGCTGCTGCTCAAGGAAATGCTCGATTCCCTGCCGGATACGCATCGGCTGCCGATCGCCAAAGGCGGCGACAACCGCAATTTCCTGAAACTCGAAAACGGCAACATCCTCGATTACCTCGTCGCCGGCACCAAGCGCGGTACCGGTACCCTCGGCCGGTCGCGGTCGCTCAATTTTGTCCACGCGACCGAGTGCCGGACCTACGGTGATGAGGAAGCCCTCGAAGCCTTCAAAGACGTACTGTCGGAAATCTTCCCGTGGCGCCTCTATCTGTTTGAATCGACCGGGTACGGACGCAACCTCTTTTATGATCTGTGGGAAGAGGCGGTCGCCGACGATCTCACCAAGCAAGTGATCTTTGTCACCTGGTGGCGTAAGCGGACCTATAGCTACGCTCGCGATACCGCGATGTTCGAGCGCTACGGCTACCCCGAGCGCTCGCCCGACGAGCTCGAAGCCGAGAAAGTCGTGCTGCGCGACTACCAGCACCAGATCACCGACGAGCAATGGGCGTGGTACCGCCACCGCGCCGACCCGATCGCCCGCGCCGAAGAGCGCAACGAGCACGAACCCAAAGACGATCGCGAGGAAATCGTCACCCAGGAACACCCGCATTTCCCCGATCAAATGTTCCGCGGCACCGGCTCGCTCTTCATTCCCAACGAATTCCTCGCGCCGGCGTTTGAGCGCGCGCAGAAACTCACATTTCGCGGGTATCACTACCATCTCGGCGACCGCCCCGAGGCGATGCGCCTCGCCCCGACCAAATTCGCCAAGTACGCGCAGCTCAAAGTCTATGAGCTGCCCTCGGCGATCGGCACCTATATCATCGGCGCCGACACCGCCTACGGTATCTCGGAAAAGGGCGATGCCTTTTGCATTCAAGTGGTGCGGTGCTTCGCCGACCGCATGGTACAGGTCGCCGAATTTAATGACCGCAGCATCCAACCATTTCAATTCGCCTGGGTGCTGCTGCACCTCGCCGGCTGGTACGGCAACTGCCGTTACGTCTTGGAGTTGAACGGCTCGGGTGAAGCGGTGTGGACCGAGCTCAAAAACCTAAAACGCATGGTCGAGGAAGGCCGATTGCAGCCGCCGCCGTTTCTCCCGACCGACATCCAACCCTTTGAGCCCGTCGACCCCGATACGCCGCCGCCGAACGACGTCCGTAACGCCTACAGCCACCTCACTCAGTATCTATACAGGCGATCGGATTCGCTGATGGGCGGCGGCTTTAATTATCAAATGCGCACCACCTTGGAATCGAAGTTCCACTTTATGACGCAGTTCGCCGACCGGTTCATGCTTAACGAATTCATCGTCAATTCGGTCCCGGCGCTCGAAGAGATGAAGCGGCTCAAAAAAGACGGTCGCTCGATCGAGGCCGACGGCAAGGCGAAAGACGACCGGCCGATCGCCTTGGGGCTCGCGACGCGCGCCTATATGGATGATGAGCGCAAGCTGCTCGTCGCAAAGAACGCCACCTACGCGATCGAGATGCAGCGCGAGGCGGAAGGGGCCGGCGGCGACTTCTCGATGCAGTCGCGCTTTATGGGGATGATCATGCAGAACGCTTTTCAGGCGAAGGAGCGGACTCGGCGGACCACCCGGCGCGCCGAGCGCCGGCAGCGTTGGAGCTGGTGAGATGAAAACCCTCTGCATTTACCACGGCAATTGCCAGGACGGTTTTGGCGCCGCGTGGGCCGTGCGCCACGCGCTCGGCAAGGACAATGTCGAGTTTTTCCCCGGTGTCTATCAGACCGCCCCGCCGGACGTGACTGGCCGAGATGTGATCATGGTCGACTTTAGCTATAAACGGCCGGTGATCGAGGAAATGGCGAAGGTCGCGCGCTCGATTCAAATTTTCGACCATCACGCCAGCGCCGAGCAAGATTTGGCCGGTTACCCACTGCCTGGATTTAATTATCCGGCGGTCGGTCCCATCGCGAAAGTCACCGCGGTCTTTGACATGGCGCGTTCAGGCGCGGGGCTCGCGTGGGATTGTTTCAACCCGGGTGTGCCGCGTCCGTCGCTGATCAGCGTTATCGAGGATCGCGATCTCTGGCGGTTTGCCATCGACAGCACCCGCGAGATCACTGCGGCGCTGTTCTCCTACGGCTACGACTTCGATCTGTGGGATGCGCTGATGGAAGAGCAGGCGCTCGGCGATCTGCTCGTCGAGGGCGAGGCGATCGAGCGCAAGCACCATCAGGACATCGCTAATCTGCTGCCGGTCGTGCAGCGTGAAATGAGCATCGGCGGGATCAGAATGCCGGTCGCGAATCTGCCGCTGACGCTCACGAGCGATGCGGGTCACCAGATGGCTGTCTCGGCTGAGGGCATCGCCGCCTGCTATTGGGATACGCCCGAAGGTCGGGTGTTCTCGCTGAGGTCGATCAACGGCGGTCCCGATTGTCAAGCTATCGCGGTGCGCTACGGTGGTGGCGGCCACGTGCACGCCGCCGGCTTCCGGGTAACTCTCGGGTGGGAGGGCGACTGATGGCGTTTTTATGGTGAGCGTCAAGCGCACATCTTCGCAGACGATTTTCCGCTGGGTAACACGCGGCAATCGGGACGTCGCAAGCCTATGGCTTGAATGGAACCCCGGCTTTTTATGGTCGATGGTGAGTGTTCGTGTGCGGCGTGGCGGCGGCCCGATGATCAATATCTTGCCGCCGGTCAACCCGATTCGCAGAAAGTGGCGGGTGTAAGGCTGATGGCTTATTTCTTTCGCACCTTTGGCTGCTCGGGTGACGACGAGGTCGCCCCGCATGACTTCTCGATCATGGTCGAAAAGGACGAGGTTCCGCGGTTTTGCCCAAAATGCGGCGCCGAATTCGAGGGCGACCCCGAGATCATCCCCGGCGGCGGCCATATCGGCGGCTCGGCGATCGTGCGCTCGGTCGACGGGATGTACCGTCACATCGAGGAATCGTCGGCCGAGCGCGCGGCACTGGCGGGTTCGCCCGCACTCAAAGTCACCAACATGCAGGATCATCTCCGCGAGGGCGACGTCGCCGTCAAGATGCCCAACAACACTGTCACTCAGTATATGGAGATGGCGGCCGGCGCCGGTGCGCGCTACGGGTATGGCGGCGGGGCGATGACCGGCGTCGCCTTCAACACCGGACCCAATCCGGTCCCTGCCACCGGATACACCGGCCCCGGTCACGTTGCGCTTGAGGGCATCCAGGGACCGCACGGGGCGGCTCACTTGTCGCTTGCCAACGAGATGACCGCGGCGGGGCAGATCAAGGATTCAAGCTGATGTCGATCTTTGTGATCATGCTGCTGCTGCGCGGCGGCAACACCCTCAACCTCATCTATTCGGCCGAGGATCGGGCGCGGCGCGATTTCCGCAAGCTCGGTGAAGCCTGCGCGAGCGGCGCGCCGCTTGACGTCGAATTCAGCGACGATTTTGGCACCGAGGCGCACATCAACGTCGAGACGATCGCCGTGCGCACGCTGCAGAATATCGCCCGGGTGCAAGATGGCGCCGGCGAGATGCAGCTCACACAATTGCGCACCCAAGTGAAGTTGCAGAACAAGGCGAAGGACGATCCGGTGCTAAAATTCGCCGCGACCATGCAGCGACCAGGGTTGATGTCATGATGCTCCCCAGCGATCAGGGAAAGCTCGGGCGCTGGGTCTACGAGAATGTGGTGCAGCAATGCCGCACCTCGGTCGGCCCGCGCATCCAGCTCGCGCGCTCGATCAACACCTGGCGCTATACCGGCTCCGACAGTGGATCGAACGCGATCTATAATCGGCTCGACGTGCACTGCGATAAGCTTGCCTCGGCGCTCTATAGCCCGGCCGAACTGCGGTTCTCCGCCGATTTTGAGAATGATTACGGCGATGCGGTCCTCGCCCGCGGCCAGGTCGCCGCCCGCTACCTGACGCGTGAGATGGAGCGCCGCAACCTCGACCTTGAACTACAAGAGGCGGTCGAGGAAGCCGTGCCGCACGGCGCGATGATCGTAAAACACAATTGGAACTACCACGGGCCCGATCTCGAAACGCTGAGCCCCTGGCAATTTGGCGTTTACCGCGAGGACGTCACCGACCTCGACAAGCAAGAGGCGCTGTGCGAGACGACCTACCTCTTGCCCGAAGACGTATGGCGGCGGATCAGCCACCTCTCAAACGCGCGCGATCTCATGCGCCGAATTATGCAGCGCGCGCGCCGCACCAGCCCTGATGAAGTGCCGCCCGGGTTCCTGCATCAGGTGTTGATGGCCGGGACGCCGCCGCTCATCCAAGACCAGGGCGCTTCGGCCTCGCCTGGCGGTATGATCTCGCTCACCGGCACGCCGGCGATGGCAATGCTCGCCGCCGAAATCGCCGAGGGGCTGATCGAGGCGCACCAGTTGTGGATCGTCAACGACGAGACCGGCGACTACACCACGGTGCAGCTCATCGATCCCGACATCCTGATTTATCCGCGCGGCATCCGCGGCAACCTCTTCATGCCCTACGACCAGCCCTACGACCTGATCTGCGTCAACAAACAATCCAAGTACGTGTGGGGGCGGTCGGAAATCTCGGGGCTGATCAAGCTGCAAGCGCTGCTGCGCGACCGCGCCGAGGACATCAAAAAGCTGATGGGGCTGCAGTACGACCGCATCCGCGCCTTTATCGGGTTCTCGGGGATGAACGACGAGAAGTACGACCAGATGGCGCAAGAGGGATGGATCGCCGAGGAAAGCCCCGCGGCCAAGGTCGACGACCTCACGCCGCCGTTGCCGCCGAACGCCTTTGAAGAAGTCAAGATGATCATCCAGTTTTTCGATGACGTCGCCGGGTTTGACAACGTGCTGTCGGGCCGGGGCGAGACCGGCATCCGCTCAGCGAACCATTTCCAGGGCGCGGTGCGTCAGGCGAGCCCGCGACTGCGCGACCGCGCGATCCGCGTCGAGCGCCAGGTCGCCAAATGCGGCGAAAAGCTCATGTGGCAGATGGCGACCAAAGACGGCCGGGTGCATTGGACAAAGTCCGACGATCCTGGCGGCAAGACCAATTTCACCCTGTCGCAGCTCCCCGACGACACCCGCATCCTCGTCGACAGCCACTCGTCGAGCCCGGTCTTTGAACAAGACCACGCCAACACCGCGGCGTTTTTGTTTAAGTCGGGCGCGATCGACGCCGAGGATTTGCTCGATCTCCTGCCGGTGCCCAATCGCGACTACTTGAAAGAGAAGCTGAAACAGCGCGAGCTCTCAAAGCGCAAGCTGCTCGAAAGTCTGCCGCCCGAGCTCATGGCGCGCGAGCTGGCTCCGGGCGGCAAAGCGCACGCCCATCGATGAACCCCGAGCAACCGCCCTCGCCGGCGACCAATGGCGAGTGGCTGGAAAAGTTGGAGCATCTGCAGCACTGGTGGCGCGAGCCGATCGCCGGGCTGATCGCCGTCTTTATCGGCTGCTTTGATATCTGGCATTACGGGACGCAGGCCGGGTTCTCGTCGAGCCTCGACGAAATCCTGATGCTGACGGGGATCGCGCTGATCGCGGGCATCCGCAATCTCTTCGGCGGCAATAACAAACCGCCACCTAAGCCGCCCGGCTAAAGGTCAAATATTTCCTCGACGTATCCCGGTCTCAACCAATAGCGAAATCGGCGATGTGTTCGCGCAAAACGCCTAAAGAGGGCGGAAACGGTCGGGGCATTCGCTTCATGGTTTATCGAAAAAAACCTGTCAGCATGCCCGTTGATCCAGCGAGCGAAACTTGCACTGACGTCGAGGCCCATCTCCGTCATTGAGTCGACGTTTACCACAAGGCTGAAATGTTCCTCGATGCTATCGAGCATGGTGTTTGGAAAGAGGCGCACCCGCCCACGCGCGGTATCCGGGTCGTCGCCAACCATCCAGATCGATTCGGGGCCGAGCGTAGCGCCGAGGAAACACGCCTGCGCGACGACTCCGAGCGGCAGATCAATCGTTGCGTAGTCAACGATCCCGGCTTGACGGCAATAATAGGCCGTTCGGCCCAATCCTGGGCCTATCTCCAAAACGGCTCCCGCCGCGCCGGTCGTTTCTTGCTTGATCCGGTGGCATTGATAGAGCGCTTGTGCGGCGCGGAAGGATGCTGTGCCCCGGGCCGTGCTGGCGCCGACCTCACCTTTGAACGGGTTTGGAAACCGGACATCGAAGCGGAGCATTTCGCTCATGCCGTCGATCAACCGGTCGATATCCGGCGAAACCTCGTGACCGGGAGGATAATAGCCGGGGGCATGCTCGCTCTCTGGCGGGAGCCATCGTCGAATCCCCATAGTCTCCGCCAGGAGAACAAGACACCCGCGCATCGCCTCAGCAAGAAATGCGTAGTTCTCGGGGTTGCTCCCCACCAAGGACAGAGCAATATCGTCCATCCCGTAAAATAGGTCTGAGGTGACGGGCTCGGCGAAAATGCCGCGCAACAGGTTATTGTCGGTCGCCATGAGGGCGTCGTGAACGGGCCGATTTAGCGCCGCGATCCCTTGCCATAGCGAATCCGGTGAGATCGCATTCTCCGGCGCCGACAGGCGGTATGCTCGTCGCACGCGGTCGAGAAAAAGATCATTGGTCACGTGCCCGCTCCGCGCTAGGAGCGACAGTCATTATGCCGGCGTTGCCACCGGCGCAACGGGTATTTTAGATATAGGTGAAGGGGTAGATGCCCTCGACGAAGTCCTTGAGGGCGCCGCCGATCGAGGGCGCGTTTGTAATCTGATCGGCTGTTTGCTGCGGCACCCCGCTATAGATCGCCACACGTCCCGCCGGGTGCGATCGGTTCGGCACAAACCTCACGTAGAGCGCCTGCTCTTTCTCGTCGTAGCCGAGCTGAAAGACCTTTGACGAGTCGACGTTCTTCATCGGCGGCATCGGCATTGGTTAACCCCTGCGCGCTTCTTTCCAAGCCTCGACCTCGGCGGGGTCAAACCGTCGCCGCCGGTTGATAAAGTAGAACGGCGGCACGTCCTGCCCCGTATAAAACCATTCGTAAAGCGTGCTTGGCATAATGCCGAGCATCGCGGCGACCTCTTTGTGTCCGATCAGCAGGCGAACGCGTTTCGCCACCAGTCAGAATCCCCAACAAAACCCGACATTCACCGAGATTACGGCAAGTTCCGCCAATTGTCGAACCTGTAGCCCCCTCCGCTAACTCGGCAGGTCGTGTCGATCCGATCGGAGGGCAACAATCATGAGACGCGGTCGTCGTAGCGCTCGCCGGCATCGCCGGTAGCTGCATGCCCCCGCTACCGGCGCCGCTGATGGCAGCAATGTCGGGCGCTCCGCCGACGGCGGGGGCAGGTACCGCGCCTGGTCAGCCGCCCTTTGGACACATGCCGATGACCCCTCCGGTGCCGCCCCGCGGGCTGCAGGCGGAAGGTGTCTCGCTCATCGCCAACGCCAAAGAAATCCTCGAAAAGGCGATAGCGATGCCCGGTGTCGGCGCCGAGACGAAGCTCGGACAAGCCGTTTTGAAAGCGCTCGAAATGATCGGGCGCGAGCTGCCCGACGGCGCGGTGACGCCCGGTCAGCAGAACGCCGGCATGGAGCAATTCCTCCTGCAGCGCCGGCAGCAGAACCCCATGCAAGCAATCATCGCGGCGCTCGGCGGCGCGGGGGGTGCGCCCCCTGGTGGGGCACCACCGCCGCCAGGTTTGCCGCCCGGTGGGGCACCCGGCGGAGGACCGCCGCCGGGTCTCCCGCCTCCCCCGATGTGAGGTGAAAAATGGCAAAGGATTTATTCGGCAACCTGCCGACCGCCATCCCGAAATCGTCGCCGACGATCCAGCGCGTCGATCTTTCCGTCGCCGAGCTCGGCGGACGCAAGAGCGCCGTGCCGACGCTCGAACGCAATCCGAAACAGCAGATCAAACACGTGACGATGGGGCGATAAGCCATGCCGCTCGTCGAAGTCGATGACACCGTCATCAAGGCGCTGCGCGATCACAACATCCAGCACGTCGATCGCACCGCCGCGCTGGCGCCGACTGCGGAAGCCGCAGCGGCTTGGCAAAAGCTGCTCGCCAATCCCAAGACCCGCCTGGGGACGCTCAAGGCGTGGAAAGAGCTCAATCCCGATCTCGCGATCCCCGAGATCGATACCCCCGAGCCGATCAGCGCTGAGCTGACCGCGACCAAGACCGAACTCGCCGAACTTAAGGCGTCCCTCGCCAAGGACAAGGAAGACGCCGACACGCGGCGCCGCGAGGCGGACGCACTCGACACCGTCTCAAAGGGGCGCACCTGGCTGCGCCGCGAGAAGAAGCTCGACGACGAGACGGTCGGCCAGGTCGAGAAGATGATGCAAGACCTCGGCATCCCGAATTACGAGGTGGCGTTCTCGCACTGGCGCGCACAGCAGCCGGCGGACCCCACCCCGCTCCCGCAATCGACGCTCGGCCGCAGCCTCGATTGGTTCAAGGCGCAGGAAGACAAGCCCGACCACGCCCTGATGCTGAAAGACCCGCTCGCGTGGCGCCGGCAGGAAATCGTCAAAACACTGCAATCCATCCGCTCGGGCGAGATGGCCGCTTAAGGGGGAGATTAAGCCGTGGCGTTCCCGCTCGCCGGTACCGGCATTGCACCGCCGCAGGGGCCGGTTTTCAACGAGTTAAACGCGCTCACCCGCCGCGCGTACATGCAGACGGTCGTGGTGCAGCTCTACTACGCTTCACCCGCTCTCTTCATGATCATGGGGGCGGCGCAGCGGGCCGCCGGTGGCCTCAACCAGATCACCGCGCCGGTCCAGGGCCAGGCGATGGTGCAAGGCCAGTGGGCAGGGTACGCCGGCAATTTCAACAAGCCGCAGATCATCCCGGGCGTCCAACCGGCGCAATGGATGCTCTCGTACTACACGGTCCCGGTACCGCTGGTCATGGGCGAGGCGCTCATCCAGTCGACCGAGGCGATCGTGCCGATCCTCGACGTTCGGATGAACGACGTTTTCGCGGTCATGGCGACGCAGTTTGCCACCGCGCTCTTCACCAACAATTCGTCTTTCTCCTTGATGCCGCAGGGCTTTTACGAAGCCTTCGATAATGGCGCCAACGTGCCGACCTACGCCGGCATCAACCGCACCCAGGCCGGCAACCAGTTCTGGCAAGGCAACGTCATCTCGAACGTCGGCGCGAACAACACCCGCTCCGCCTGGTCGACGTACCTCATCCAGCAGACCAAGCTCGGCGGCGGCGAGATGGGTGACTTTGTCATCATGTCGCCCGGCGATTTCGCGATCCTCGCGGCGCAGTTCATCGGGACCGAGACGACCTTTGTCCGCCCGGGCGGACCCTACACTGTCGACACCAACATTCGCAGCGGCTTCCCCAATGTGAACATCAACGGGGTGCCGTTCTTCCTCGACTATTACTGCCCCACCGGCACCGCCTATATCGCGAACTCCAAGTATTTCGCGATGCACATTTCCGAAGACGCACAGTGGGACTTCACCGGTTTCTATTCCCTGGTGCCGCTCGGGCAGCTCGCAATGGTCGGTGTAAGTTACACCGGCTACAACGTTATTTGCACCAAACCGTCGAGCGGGATGCGCCTCTCGGGCATCACCGGCGCACCGTTCTAAAGGGGGAGCTTCTTCGATGTTAGGTGGACAGGGCATCGGGTTGCCGCCGCCGCAGGGTCTTTGGTATCCGCTGCCGATCAACCAGGCGTATCAGCCGCAAGGGAACCCCTACGAGGTGCCCGCCGGTGGCGCGCTCTACATGCCGTCGGGCTGGTGGGAAGCCCGCACCGGTCGCTACACGATGGTGCAATGGCTCGACCCGGTGTCGAACTATTGGACGCCGATCTCGACGCTCGGCCGCAGCATCACGCAGATGCAGTCGGACGGCTCGAACTTCCGCATCGTCAACCCGACCGGTTGCCCGGTGGGCGCGCTCGTCACCAACGTCGGCTCGGGTTATGTCCAAGCCTCCACGACCGCCGCGCTCTCGGTCGGCAATTCGACATGGGCACCGATCGTCGGTGGCGCGCTGACGGCAATCGCGGTCGGTAACGACTCGGCAGGTAACGCCGGCGGCACCAACTATTCGGTCCCGCCGATCGTCGATATCCCGCCGCCGCCGTCAGGCGGTATCCAGGCGACCGCGACCGCCGCGATTTCGGGCGGGGCGGTCAGCTCGGTGACGCTCGTCAACCAGGGGGGCGGCTACACCGCCGGCATGGCGCTGCCGGTCATCCGGCCAAACCCGTTTGATCCCAACATCGGCTCGATCACCGTTCCGGCGCTGACCCCGACGGTCGGTGGCGCCGGTGAAGTCGCGGCGCTGCTCTGCATCGATTACGGTTCGGTGCTGACCGGTACGCAGATGGCCGCGGCCACCCTCACCATTTCGGGCGCCGGTGCCTCGGCCACGGCGACGCCGATCTTCTGCATGACGGTCACCGCCGTCGCCATGTCGGCCTCGGGCGGTGGCGGTTACGCCGGTGCGGCGGTCGAAATCGACACGGCTATCGGTGCTGCGGTCGGCACTCCCGGCGCGATCGTCAACCCGAACTGGTCGACGCTGCTGTTGATCCCGCGCAAGGCGATCATCGGGGCACCAGTCTCGGGCGGCGTCATCGGCACGCCGGTCATCACCGATGGCGGGCTCTTCTACGTCGCGCCGTCGCCGCTTGTTCTTGCGCAGCAGGGTGCCGCCGCCCCAACGACCCTGAGCGCCGCGACGCTGACGATGGGGAGCGCCAGCGACACGGTGTACCTGCAGGCAATGGGTGGCACGTTCTGATGCGCGATGCTCAACCAGTACATCGCCCAAACACAATCGCTGCTGAATGACTTCTCCGCGGTCATCTACACGACCGCGAATCTGACGACCTACATCAACGACGCGCGGGTGCAAATCGCCGGCGCGTCGGAGTCTATCCGGTTCGTCGGATCGGCCTCGCTTAGCCCGAGCGTGCAGACCTTGGCATTTGGCTCGATCAGCGTTGCCTCAGCTCCGCCGGGCACGCAGGGCGCGATTGCGGTGCGCAAGGGGAGTGTCTTCACCACCGCCAACGGCTGGCAGGAAATCACCAATATCGAGTGGGAGCGGTTTTGGTCGTTCTTCCTCAACGGCCCGAACGCGACCGCCACGGGCACCCCCCAGGTCTATAGCCAGCTCCAACCCGGTGTCGCCGGCCAGCTTTGGTTTTCGCCGATCCCCGGCAGTGCGCTCCCGGCCAAATTCGATTGCGCTGGCTATCCGATCCCGCTGGTAACCGACGGGACCGTCGAGGCGCTGCAATACCCGTGGACCGAGGCGGTCCAATACTACGCGGCTTACCTCGCGCTCTTGAACGCGCAGCGCTACGCCGACGCCGACGAGATGCTGCAGCGCTATGACCTCTTTCAGACGCGCGCGACGCAGATGTCGACACCGACGGCGCTGCCTGGTCAGCAGTCCGGCTATGGCGGGGCGGTGCGCGCTGGTGCTGCGCGGCCGATCACCGCGCCGCCGCCTGGTCAACCGGGGAGGGGCTGATGCTCTTCCACTACCAAGACCAGCTCTTGCGGCTGATGCACGACACGCATCAGGTGACACTCAACCTCTACGACGCCACGATCTACATCAACGACGCGCGCCTGCAGATCGCGCTCGCCGCCGAGTGCATCCGGCAGCCGGCGACCTTCACGATGGTCGCGGGGCAACAGCCCTACGCGTTCTCCGGCATGTCCTTTATCGCCGCGCCGACGCTCCCCGCCGGGCTCGGCGGCGTCGCCAATGTGCGCATGGCGTTTATGCAGCTCATCACCGGCGGACTGCGGCGCATCCAATTGCGTTCGTGGGAATGGTTCAACACCTATTGGCTGGCGCGCTCCGCACCGGTCCCGGGTCCGCCGCAGTGCTCGTCGCGGCTGCAGCCGGGTCTCTCCGGCACGATGTGGTTTGCGCCGGCACCCGATGCGGCTTATCCGCTGCAGGTCGACGCGGTCGCCTACCCGGCGCCGCTCGCGCTCGAAAGCGATCCCGAGGCGCTGCCGTCGCCGTGGACCGACGCCGTGCCGTTTTACGCGGCCTACCTCGCCTTCCTGCAAAATTCGCAGCCCGACGCCGCCGCGGCAATGTGGGCCGAATATCAGAAGTTCGAGACCCGCGGGACGCAGCTCACCACGCCGACCTGGCTGCCGCGCTCTTATCCCGGTGGTCGTGGTGCGGCCGGCGCCAGCTCGCGCATGACGTTGACCGGTGCGCCGGCGATGATCGGCGGCGGGGGCCGGCGATGAGCGGTAATCCAGGCGGCATCGCCCCGCCGCTCTACTGGTACATGCAGCAATTGCAGCGGCTCATCGGCTACGACGAGCACCAGGCGCTCTATAACCCCGACGATCTGATCGAATTTATCAATATCGCTCGTCGCGAAACCGCGGCGCAGGGGCAGTGCATCCGCCGCCTCTCGCCGGCGCAAGGGTCGATCGCGACCCTCGAAGTCACTTCCCCGGGGGCCAACTACACCAACCCGACGCTGTCGATCTCGACGCCCGACGCGCCTTCCGGCAGTCCGCCTTACCCGGCCGGGCTGCAGGCGACCGGTGTCGTGCAGCAGATCGGCGGGCAGCTTGTGACCGCGGGGCTCACCGTCGGTGGTGCCGGCTATTTTCAGCCCGCCGTCACGATCAACGATCCGACCGGCGCTGGCGGGGTCATTCAGGCCAATGTCGCGGGCGTTTGGGCGACCGCTTTCGGGCAGGAAGAGTATTTCTTTTCTGACATCCCGCTCAGCGGCTTCGCCGGGGTGTGGACGCCGCTCGCGATCCGCTCGGTCAGTTTCAACTGGAATAATTGGCAGTGGTCCGCCTCGCGGCTCAGCTTCTCGAAATACCAGGCGCTCATCCGGCAGTACGTCGCGAGCTTTTACGCGCCGCCGGTATGGTGCTGCCAGTTCGGCCAGGGCATCGACGGCACGTACAAGCTCTATCCCCTCCCCGACCAGCCTTATTCGCAGAGCGTCGACTGTATCTGCCTGCCCTTCGATCTCTTCGACGACACGACCTACGAGGCGATCCCGCAGCCGTGGCGGCACGCGGTGCCGTTTTACGCGGCGCACCTATGTCTGCTCTCGAAGGCGGCTGAGGTGCCGCAAATGCTGCCGCTCGCCAGCACCTATTTTAATTCAAAGGACGGAGGATTGTTTCAAGTTGCAATGAGAAGGGCTAGAGCATTCGCACAACCCGGCTACGCCAGCAGCTACTACGGGAGGGTCTGAGCTGTCGAACAATGGGCGGCATGGCCGATTCTTTTCGCTTGGCTCACTTGGGTTTTCGCTGATCGGAGCTCGCTATTGGAGCAATCAAACGAGCTCTATCGAAGGAGCAAAAAAGTGAACCTCGAAGACCTCGAACGCGCGGTGAAATTGAAAGACGAGCTCGCTCTGTGGGAGCGGGCGCTCGTGCGGCTCGACCGCAACATCTTCAAGACCGCCGAGCTCAGCGTGACCGATGCCTCGCACGGTCACATGGGGCAGCAGTCGCAATCAAAGATCGCGCTCGACCGCGACGTCGTCACCCCGTGGGTCAAGGACCGGATCGAGCATCTGCGGTTCGAGCTCGCCGAGCTCGGGATCAGGCTGGAATGAGCCGATGGCCGACGACGACCTGTCCCCGCTCGCGGCGCAGATCACCGCACAATACCCGACGCTCGGCAGGTTTTTGAACAACGCCGCGCTTTCCTACGGGACGCCCCGCGCATCACAGATGGGCGATAAGCTGGAAACTTACCCGGCATGGGAGGAGGAAAACCCCACGCCAGGTCGCCCCAACATCACGGTATTTGATCGCTCGCTGCAGGGTCAGCAATTGCAAGATGCGGTGGCTGCCGACGCGCTGCATTTCATGGGTGCTGTCGATCCGCGAACGGGCGCGCCGGTCGACCCGGCATGGCTCCAATATAAGCAGCAATTCCTCAACGCGATGACGCCGGAGCAACAGGCGATCAATCAGCGCGCCTATCAGCAAGAGGGAGACCAGCGGTCGTTTGACGATTGGATGCAACAGTCGCGCATCGATGCCTTCCTGCGCGGCGGTCTGTTTCCTTCAATAAATCCCGAGTGGCAGCGCCCGGGCTTCTACACGCCCGAACAGCAGCAGCTTTTGCAGCAGATGAACCAATATCTGCGCGCGCCGACCACCGACACGCTGATGCAACTCATGATGCAGCAGCGCGGCCTCGATCCCGCAGTTATCCAGATGATGCAGCGGATGCCGGTTGCCGCGCCTTCCGTGCCGGGACAGCAGGCGATGGCGGTTCCGCCACACCTACCGCAGGGGCAGGAATCGCCGGAGATCATCGCACCCGCACCACGCTCCGGTGATTACCCGCAAAACGACGAGTACGGCCATATCCCGCAGCAGGGGCCGGCGCTGACGCCCGTGCAGCCGACGCCCGAACAAATGCAAGCACTGCTGCTGCGTCTCGGAGCGGTGGCATAAATGGCCGGCGGCGGAAACCCTGCTGCGCCAGGTCGCAACCGCGGGCTGCCCGAAAACCAGATTTTTTTCAATTTCAACGGCTGGAACGGGATCGACACCAAGCCGCCGCGGCCGGGCATCGATGACGATAAATGCGCCTGGTGCGACAACATCATGCCGCTCGGCACCAAAAACGCCCGAGCGATGCCCGATGAGGGGCCGGTTGCCTACACCGCGCCGGGCGGCTTGACGATCGTCTATTACGATTTTTACGGGCTGACCTCGCTCGTCATCAACAATGGGCCGCACGCAATCATCTTCCTCTCCGACGGCAGCGTGCAGGACTACGGCGTTTTCACGCTGAATGTTACGGATGTCGCGCCCACCGGCACCTTCAATTTGGGCGCCACCGGCATCCCCGGGATTCGGCAGTACGGCACGCAATATCTGCTGATGTCGGATGAGGTGTCACTCAACGGCTATTTTGCGTGGGATGGCGCGAATTTCTACCAGCCGGGATCGCTCAGCCCGGAGATCACGATTCTCGATGATGGGCGTGACTACACGAGCACGCCGAACATCGTCGCGCTCGGCGGCAGCGGGAGCGGCGCCACATTCAGCTCGACGATTACCGACGGTGCAATCGGCAACGTCACCGTTACCAACCCCGGGTCGGGGTGGCTCAGCACCGACCCGACAACCGTCGCGCTGCTGTTTTCGAGCGGTGGCGGCCCGACCAGCGCGTGGGGCACGGTCGGCGCGTCCAATGGCGCGATCACCGCCATCGAGATCATCAGCGGCGGTTCGGGGTTTACCGGCGTGCCGTCGATCGTCATCACCGACGGCACCGGAACCGGCGCGCAGGCGGTCGTCGCCAGCATCTCGGGCGGCATCATCACCGCGATCAACGTCATCGACTGCGGCACCGGTTACACCGCCCCGTCGATCTCAACCACGGGCGGCGGCGGTGGTGGTCTCAACGCGCAGGCGGTGCTGAGCTCGGGTGTCCTCGACAGTCCGACCATCGTCGATACGGGCGGTCCCTATCTGACGGCACCGACGGTCAATTTCTTGAGCGCCACCGGCACCGGCGCGCAGGCGACCGCGGTCATCGATTCGGCGGGCGCGGTCACGGGGATCGATTTCGGGCAGGGTGTCGGCAACGGCTTCTCCGGCACCGGGTACATCAACCCGACCTACATCTATTTCTCGGGCGGCGGGGTGGCGAGCGCGACGGCGTTGCTGATGCCGTTTGGTGTCCAAGGTCACGCAATCGAATCGTACCAGGGGCGCGCCTGGGTCGAGAGCAGCTATCAGACCGTCAAGACCTTTGGCACGGCGCCCGGCTCGGCCTTCGATTTCAGCCCGGCCGACGGCGGTTTTGTCTTTCCGGCGACCTCGTCGGTGCTCAAGTATCAATACTCTAACCTGCGCCAGGCAAACGGCTTTCTCTACACCGTCGGCGATTCGAGCGTCGACTACATCTCGGGCGTCAACACCACCGGCACGCCGCCCACGACAACCTTTTCAAACCAGAACGTCGATCCGCAGATCGGCTCGCCCTGGCTGCCGAGCTGCGAGGTCTTCTCGCGCGCCGTCATCATCGCCAACCCCTTCGGTATTCACGCGATTTACGGCGGGGCCGTGCAAAAAATCTCGACACCGCTCGACGGTGTTTTCCTCAACAACGGCCAGCCGCCGACCAACAACCCGCCGACAACCGCTGTCGCTGAAATTTTTGGCGTGCACGTGCTGATGGTGCTAATGCCGATCCTCGATCCGATCACCGGCAATCCGCGCAATGTGCTGTTCGTGTGGGACGGGCGGCGCTGGTGGACCGCCTCGCAGTCGACGCCGCTGCAAAAAGTCCGCACCAATGAATGGGGCAGCCAGATCACCGCCTGGGGCCTCGACTCCGCCACGCAAACAACGCTCTTTCCGCTGTTTCAGGCCGCCTCGACCAACATCGCCAAAACGCTGCGCTCGAAGATGTGGACGCAGCCGGGCATCTTCACGCAGAAACGGGCGATGCAGCACTACGCGCTGTGGCAATCGACCAGTGGTACGACGACGCTCAATTTCACGACCGACACCGAGAGTGCGTCAGTGCCGATTACCCAAGGCGCTTTTACCAATTCGGGCGACGCGATCGGCTGGGCCCGCTCGGCGTGTCCCGACAATATCGGGATTTGCCAGGGGTGGACGATGACGTCAAACTCGCCCGACTTCACCCTGATCGAGTGCACCGTGCTCGGGCAGGTATGGGAATTCAAAATCTAGGGAGGCATCTCATGGCACGCCGTCATGGTAAGCGCATGGTTTTGGTTCCGGCTTCTCGCAAGGCAGCTCGCGCCCGCCGTCGCGGTCGCCGTTGAGCGAACCCATCCTGCGCAGCGAGCGCGAGGCGATCGAGGCGGAGCTCGCGTTCTATACCCGGGACGACCCGCCGCCGTTTATGGTTGAGGCGGTCGAGCGCCGCGTCGCCGCGCTCCGCAAGCGGCTTAAAGAGCTCGACGAGGAATGAGCGTCGCTACTCTCTACAACCTGCCGCTCGACCCGACATCGATGGTCGAATGGTCGTTCTCCAACGCCGCGAGCCATATGGAGATTATCGCCGCGATCTCGGCGAAATATCAGGTGCAGCTCACGCCCTACGTGCTCGATCCGCTGCCGACCGACGACATCCCCTCATTTCTCTTGCGCCACCAGCAGATGCACGCGGACATGGCCGGGGTGACGGGGATTGGCACCAACAACTACACCGCCATCGATTTTAATGATCCGGTGCTCCTGCGGTATTATCTTGACCTCCATGCGGCCGAACACGTCACGACGCACGCGTTTTTGGGGATCGTAGGATGAGCGAACACGACGACGGCAAGCCCTACATCGACCTGAGTAACGTACCGGGTCACCGGCACATCCCGTCGCGGTTCGACGCCGGCCGCACGCCAGCGCCGGTTGATCCGACGCCACAAGACCCGCTGTCGCGCGGCCGAGCCCGCCGTCTGCCCCCAATGGGCGAGCAACCGAAGTTGCCAAGCATGATGCCCGAGCGCGTCGAGGTGACCGACAACCCGATGAGCGCCGCGGTCGACCCCGTCAGCATCGCCACCGAGCGGCCGATCGCCCGACCCGATTATGGCCGCACCACGGTGCGCCGGGTCGTGCACGCCGAGCTCGACGAAATGATCGCGTGGGGGATGCCGCGGTTTCTGCGCCGCTTCCCGCGCTGCACCGCGCAGGCGATGTGGCCGTTCCTCGCTGACGCGTGTAACGGCGGACCTTATTTTTTCTGCCGTACCGATAACGCCTGCGGGCTCTTTGTGGCGATGTGCACCCCCGAGGAACCGGAAATCGCCGTCATCGACAAGTTCGTCGTGAAAAAGCGCGAGGCGGCCAACGACGAAGAGCGCGACGCGATTTACCGAGCCGGTTTTGAGTGGGCGAAGTCGATAAACGCGGTGTCGTTCACTTATGGCTCGTCGACCGGCGTCAGGCTCGACGGCGTCGCCGAGAAGATCGGTCACGACATCATCAATCACAGCTACACCAAAATCCTCCGATAAACCGCCAAAATACCCGAACTTTGGTCAATTGACCGGAGGGGTTGCCGGCTCGCTCTCATTGCAGGCTATGTGCAATCTCAGCGGCGGCGGCCTCGGCGGCATCCTCGGTTCGTTGGCTGGCGGGGTGCTTGATCTCTTCGCCCCGGAAATCGGCATCCCGGCCTCGATTCTCACCGGGCCGGCGCTGGTCGGCGGCGGTGGCGCCCTCGGCACGCTGATCGGCGGCGGCTCGCCGTTGCAAGCCCTCGAAACCGGTGGCATCGGCGCTGCCACCGCTGGGGTTGGCGAACTCGCCAGCAGCGCGCTTAGCGGCGGCGCGGGTGGCCTTTTCTCCGGCGGTACCGACGCCGCCACCGCCGGAACCGCCGCAGCCCCAGCCGCTAGCACAGCGGTCGGCGATGCGGCGAGCGCTGTTACGGCGGCGCCCGGTGCTGCGGCGGCGCCCGCCGTCGGGGCGGCTACACCGCTCGCACCGCTCACCACCACAGCAGCGACGCCTTTGGCTAATCCAGCGGCGGCGACTGCCCCGACGGCGTCAGTCTCGGGCGGCGGTGCCGGCGCCGGCCTCACCAGCAATCCCGCCGCGCTTGCCACTACCAGCGGCGGCGTCTCGTCGGCAAATCTGCCAACTATCGGTGCCTCTTCTGCGCCACTCACCGGCGGTACAGGCGGCGGTGGCGGGCTCTTCGGCTCGTCAATCACCCCGGCAGAGGCGCAAACCGGGTGGAGCGCGGTAGGGGCGTCAACCGCGCCTGGCGGCGGTGCCGCCCCCAGCAGCGGCGGGCTCTTCGGCTCGAACTTTTTGGGTGGAACCCCCAATGCCACCTACACGTCCCCCGGCGGGGTCGGCTCGACGGCGGGGTCCGGCGGTGCCACCAGCGGCGGGTTCCTCCAAGACCTGAAAACGGAACTCTTGAAGCCCGGCACGCTGATCTCGGGCGCTGGCGGGATCGCGTCGCTGTTGATGAACAACTCGGTTCCCGGGCTGGGAAACTTACAAAGCCAAGCGGCGACGCTCAGCGGCGTCGGCGGGCCGCTCGCGCAGTCGCTTGCCACCGGCAACCTGCCGGCGGGGGCGGCGGCGGCTAACGCAGCGGCGACCGAGGCGGCGAAGGCGCAGGTCCGCAGCACCTACGCGAATATGGGACTTTCGGGGTCAAGCCAGGAAGCCGGAGCGCTCGCCGGCGTCGACGAAAAGGCGGCGGCGCAGCAGTACCAAGAGCTGCTGTCGGCGACGACGACCGGACTTACCGCAGAAGGCCAAGCGTCCGGTCTCTACGAGCAGATCATGAATGCCCAGGTCGCGCAGCAGCAGCGGACGCAGCAGGCTTTGGCGCGGCTGTCGGCGGCGCTCGCCGGCGGCACCGGGAATGCTGCCGCCACAGCGGCGGCGTAAATGGCGACCGCCGTACCCGTCGATCCCAACGAAAAGAATTTCGTCCTGCCGCCGGGAGCGTCGACCGGCGATCTGGCGGTCAGCACCGTGCCCGGCTCGACGAATCAATATGTGATCGGCGGCACCCCGACGCAGCTCATCCCGCCGCCGGCACCGGCGCCAGGTCAAGCGCCGGCTTGGGTGCAGCAGTACCAGAACATCACAGGCCACCCGCTCGCAACTCCGCCCGGCGCCCCGACGCCCCTGTTGAACCCCTCGCAAACCCTGGCGCCGCCCACGCCGGGTACCGGCGCCGGCAATAAGGCGAACGCACCACCGCTGCCGAGCGCCCCGCCGGCGCCGCCGGTTACTGCGCCGGGGCCCGAGCTCCGCCCGCCGCCGAGCCCCAACGCACCCATTCCCGCGCCCCCGGCCAGCGGTGACTTGCAAGTCTACGCCCAGCAAGCCGCCGCCAAGTACGGCGTGCCGTGGAACATCTTCTATTACCTGATCGACGGCGAGAGCTCGTGGAAACCCAATGCGGTCGGTCCACCTGTCCAAGACCCCCGCGGCGGTACCATCAACGCGCAGGGCATCGCTCAATTTATGCCCGACACCGCAGCGGCACAGGGCGTCAATCCCAACGACCCGCGGTCATCGCTCGACGGTGCGGCGCGCTATCTGGCGACACTCAATCGGCAGTACGGCGGCGACTGGGTCAAAACGATAACGGCGTACAACCAGGGCGAGGGGAACGCCAATAACCCGCCGGACCCTCGGACGCTGGCTGTCCCGTCTTACCGCGTCGCCTACCAGAATGCCGGCTACACCCAGAGCGACGCGAAGTGGCAGGGCTTTGTCGACGACGCGCAAGCCGGTTATCGCCAAAAAGCGGCGGATGCCAGTGCAGCGATGGGAGAAGCCCTAAAACAGATCAAAGCGGGCGACATCACCCTCGGCGAGGCGATGACGCGTATCCGCGCCGCACAGGACAAAGCCGACGACGCGCAGCAAACCGCGCTGCAAGCTATCGCGCAGCAGCCGAAGGCGCCGGTGATGGACGGCGTCAAGCATCTCTCCGGCCTGGCGACGATCGTCGGCGTCCTCGGGGGGTTGTTGACCAGACAGCCGATGCTCGCCAGTCTCAACGCCGGCGCCGCGGCGATCGAGGCATACAACGCCGGCGACCTGCGCAATTTCCAGCTCGCGCACGACAATTGGAAAAATCAGACCGATTTGCTCTTCAAGATCGCTGGCATGCAGGCGCAGCGCGTGCACGATGTCATGAGCGAGGAAGATATCCCGATCCAATGGCAGCGTGCGAAGCTCGACTCCACCTTACGGGCGATGGATTTGGGGATGATCGCCGACCAGGCGCGGATCGAGGGATCAAACGTGGCTCTCGATTGGGCCTATAAGATCGACCAGGCGCAACTCGAACGCGAACGCTACCAGCGGGAGTACGACAAGCCGATCCTCACCTACGACAAAAACACGGGGCAATACGCGAACGTGTACCCGCTCTCGGGTAAGATTCAATACCTGCCGAAGGGCTTTACTCCGACCGGCTCCGCCGCGGGACGCGGTAGTTTGCCACCGGCCGCGCAAGCCGAAGTCGACCGGCGCGACGCCCTGATTGATCCAAGCCTGCCCGAAGACCAACAGGCTGCGCAACGCTTCCGCAATCTGACGGATGTCACGCGTGAGTGGAGCGCCAGCCAAAGTCGCGCTGGCGGCACTCCCGCCGCGCAGGACGAAAACGCCTACGTCGACGCCTATGTCGCGGGCAAGATCGCCGAAAAATCCGCCCAAAACCCCAACTACAAACCGGACAAAAACGAGATCGCCACGCTGCGAATGGAGGGGCGAGGCGAGGCGAAGAACGTCGAGAAAGGCATCGGCGTTATTTCCGACGCGGCGGCCGATTTGATGGCGCAACAAATGGTCTTGGGCGATAAGGCCGCGCTGGCGCAATTGCCGCGCTCGGGGCCGTCACGCACCAAGGTCGAAAACCGCTTCGCCGAATTGTTGAAAGATCAGCCTGACGGCGCGCGCAATACCATCATGAACCGGCTGCGCTTGCTCGAAGCGGAAACGGCAGCGCGCACCGCCGGGCGCGTGACGATGCAGACCGAGATATTTGCGAAGGAAGCGACGGATGCCGGCGCCGAAGTCATCCGCACGTCGAAGCTGGTGCCGCGCACTGATACGCCGATGTTCAACAAGGCGTTGGAGGCATACTACCGCCAGGAAGGCGACCCCAACATCATCGCGTTTGGCGCGTCGCTGAGCGCGCTCATCAACGCTTACGGTAAGATGTCGAACCCGACCGGCACCGGCGTTCACGATGCCGACAAGGAGCGGATACAGTCCACGATTGATACAGCGCTCGCGCAGGGGCAAATCGAGGCTGGGGTTAATCAGATCATCACCGAAGGGCGGATCATCGCCGGTGCCGCGCAAGCCGCGCAGATACAGGTGCTGCAGGGGCTCGCGCCGACCGGCATTACCCCGCCGGGGACTGCGCCACCGGCCGCCGCGGCACCGCCGCCACCGCCCGCCGGCAGCGCCGATACAGCGCCGCCAGGATCGCCGCCCGGCACCAAAAAGGCACCTGACGGACATTGGTACGCGCCGCCTGATCAGCCCGGCGGTCCATATCGGAGGGTCGATCCGTAATGGTGACGTTGACCCCCGTCGAAGGCGACCCGTTCGCCACTCCGCCTGCATCGCCGGCGCCGAAGCTGACGCCGGTAGAGGGGAACCCGTTCGCGCCGCCGCCGAAACCAAGCGGCTTCGCGATGGGAGTTTTCGACCCAATCGCGGGCATTGGGCAGCTTGCCTCGCATCTTGGCATGGTCCCGCAGCCGGAATTCGACCAGTTCTCCCCGGTAGCTGTGGCGCTGGGGCACCCCGCAGCAGCAGACACCGCATCCGTTACCTCAGCAGACATCGACAAGTCGATTGCCGCTCGCGAACAGGGATATCAGGCAGCTCGTAAACTGGCAGGCGCGGGGGGGATTGATTGGAGCCGTATAGTGGGGAACATCGCCAGCCCGGTGAATTACGCAGTTGCGGGCCTCCCCGGCGCGGGCGAGGCGGGGATTATAGGCACCGCGTTGCGCTCCGCGCTCGGCGGCGGCACTGCGGCGCTGACGCAACCCGTCGACAAACCCGGTGAATACACCTGGCAAAAAATACATCAGGCTCTTACGGGAGCTGGCACCGGTGCCGTGCTTGGACCGGCTGTGTCAGCGGCGGGGCGCGGTCTCTCGGCCTCGGCACGGGCACTTTGGGATCGGTTTATGGCGACGCCGCTGGAAAACGCCGCGCGAACAGTCGAGCGGCGGCTGGCGTCGAACCCTTCCGGGGCAACCGCGCAAACTGTGCTCGACGAGCTATCGAAGGCGCGCCAACTGGGGGTGCCCAAAGTCGTCGCTGATGTAAGCCAAGAGCTGCGCGACCTCGGCGGCAAGGTGTATCGCGCCCCTGGCGGGCAGTCCCGTGCCGTTGCGCGTGATGTGCTAGAGGGGCGCCAGCGCGGCAGTAATTTGTACCAAAGCGCTAAGGAGCGCCTGAGTCGGGCGATCGATACCATCTGGTCGGGGGCGTCGGCCTATCGCACCGAACAGGCACTCACCGCCGCCCAGAAAGCTGCAGCAACGCCGCTCTACGAAAAAGCCGAGGCGCTGCAATTTATCTGGTCGGATCGACTGCAGCAGCTTATGGCGCACAAAGATGTCCGCGCCGGGCTAAGCCACGGGTTTGAACTCGAAGCCAGGGATGCCCTGGCGGATGGACGCCCCTTCAATCCGACGCAGATGGGACTCGACCTCGACGCCGACGGCAATGTGAAGATCGTCAGTACCCCGAACCTGCGCGTGCTCGACATGGCGAAGCGCGGCCTCGATAAAATGATTCAGTCACATCGCGATGTCACCGGGAAGCTTGATCCTGACGGACGTAGCCTCGTGGGGTTGCGTAATGCTTGGGTCAGAGAGATCGATCAGCTCGATACCGCTGGTGTCTACAAGGCCGCGCGCAACGCGTGGGCGGGTCCGGCGGCGACAAAGGACGCGATCGATATCGGCAAAAACCTCTTCTCGCACTCGCCCGAAGAAATCCGCGACATGATGGCGAATATGGGGAACGCCGAGCGTGAGGCTGTCAGGATCGGCACGGCCGATATGCTGCGCGAGCGACTGTTGAAGGCGGGATTTGGCGGCGACCAGGCGCGCGCCATCCTACGGAACCCGTGGATGGAGCAGCATCTCGAACAGCTCATACCCAACGCAACAGACCGTCAGAAGTTTTTTGATCGCGTCGCTGGCGAGCACACGATGGCGGAAACGGCAGCCAAGACGATGGCGGGCTCGCAATCGGCTGAGCGTATCGCGGAAGACTTATCGCCCGAAATGCGCAATGTCATCCGTGCTGTCAATGGCGCGCGCGGTCTCGCCCGCCTAGCGCATGGTGATGTTTGGGGTGGGGTCCGCGATATCGGTTCGGCACTGGTCGACAGAGCACATGGCAGCGCAAATCCCGAGGTGATGGAAATATTAGGGCGGTTCCTCTTTGACCCGAACGTCAATCGAGGCGATCCGATGGGCCAACGTCTATTGCAGGGTTCGTCGCAGGGCGTCTTACCGGAGGGGTTCATACGGGCGCTGAGCGCGCTTCCTCAATCGATCGGCTCCGCCTTCGGTGGCATCAGTGCCCGTTGAACGGGCCTATGCGGAACCACCAAGCCAAAAGGACGACCGCCCATAGGACGACGCCCCAAAATCCCATATAGAACCCCGCCAATACCAGCGTGCTCGGGATCAGTACCAGAGCTAGCGTGAATTTGACGAGACCAACCGCTTTAGCCATCTCGGCCCCGATCTGAGCGCAGCCCCTAAATACCGCCACATTCCCCTAACTTTAGTCAATTGATCCATCCGGGTACCGGCGTGCGGTATTGGCCGCATGCCCCGTCGCCGCCCCGTCGCTCCCGTCGTGAACGACCCGCTACGCGAAAAGCTCGACCAGCTCGCCGAGCGCGCGGTCGATCGGGTCATCGCCAAGGGTGATGACGCGACCCTGCGCGAAATCACCGAGACCCTGAAAGCGGTCGACGCCTATCACGCGCGCACCCGCAGCGGCAGCGGCGAGGCGCCGCCGGTCAACGCGTGGGGGCGCTACAGCGCGGCAATCACCAAGGGGAATGAGGTCAATGGCGCGCGCCACTAGGCTGCGGATTTACGAAACCGAAGCGGCGGAAGAGGGCGACCAGCGCCCGACCGCAGAGGCTTTCCCCGCCCCGCCGCCGCCGGTCGCGCCGAACTCGCAGCACGCCGATGACGTGCTCGCGCTGTTGCGCCGCGAGACCGATCACGCGATTGCTGTTGCCAGCCAAGCCAGCACCACCGCGACCGCCGCCTATGAAGCCGCGGGCCGCGCGATCAGCACGACGACGGAGCTCGCCAACGGGGCCGCCGCCCTCGCCGAGCGCACCAGCCAGGTCGAGGCGCAGTCAAAAGAGGTCGGCCGACAAGCGGTGCAAGCCATTGCCGAGCATCACGCCGCAGCCCGCCAGGCGAGCGCCGCCGTCGCCACCGCCGCCCAACAGATCGCCGGGCTGCTGGTGCAAATCCTCGCCTACGTGCTCGACCGCCTGCCGATGCTGCTGACGCTCTGCGCCGCGGTTTGGCTGTGGCGCCAGGTGCTCGACGATCCGAGCGTGCTGCGCCTCGTCGGGCTCGGGCTTTTTGGCGCCCTCGTGATCGCACCGGCGCTGTGGCTCACCTACAAACGGGGGAGTGGCTGATGCCGCCAAAATCCGAACGCCAGCGCAAGAAAATGGGTGCTGACCTGGCCCGAGCGCGCGCCGGCAAGCCGACCGAAACCGGCATGAGCGAGGCGCAGCTCCGCGACTTCGCGAAGAAGCCCACCACCGGCGGCAAGACCACCCGCAGCAATCGGTCCACGCCATCACGTAGGGCATCGAGGGCAAAGCGATGAGCGGCTACCCGCGAAATGACCGGCCGATCGGCAAGATCGTTGCCGGCACCACCTACACGATCGGCGACGGCGATTTCGACCAATGCCTCGTCTTCACCAATGGCAGCGCCATTGCCGTGACCCTGCCCGCCCCCGGCACCGGCGGCGGACTCTACGGCAATTTCTATACGTCGCTGTTCGCCCAGGGGTCCGGCACCATCACGATCACGCCAGGCGCGCCGCTCAGCGGTAGCACGCCGACGATCAATGGCTCGACCACCGCCACGGTCACCACCGGAAACTCGCGCAAAATCCTCTTGGGGACCGACGGCAACTGGTACGCGCCGCCGGGGGTCTAAAGGCGATGCGTTACAGGGGAACCCTCACCGCGCTCGCGCTGCTGCTGGCGGCGCTGCCCGCCGCGGCTCAGGCGCCGGGTCCGCCGGGCGCTTCGGTCACGACGGTCGGCACGCCGGCATCAAGTCAAGCGCTGCCGATGCTGCAGTCAACCGCACTCGAAGCGAGCCACGTTTTCAAGACCGCGCCCGGCAACCTCTACACGCTGGGAGTGGTCAATACCGGGGCGGCCGGGTTCATCCTCTTGACCGACGGCACGACGATCCCGACCGGTGCACTCACCTCGTGCGGCACCACCAACCCAACAGGCTGCCTCAAAGCCTGCTACCCGATCGGTGTCGGGACAACCTCGGCACCGGTCTTTGGCGGCTTGCAGCTATCGCCGGGGCCGCCTATGCCGTTCGTCAACGGGATCGGCGTTTCTTACAGTTCGACCGGCTGCAATACCGGCACGCCCGGGTCGGCCAACGTCTTCTTTGAGGCGCAGGTATATTGATGCGCCGGCTCGCCGTTCTCTTGCTGCTGCTCGCCATTCTGTGCAGCCAAGCGGACGCCCAGAACTGGTCGGGCGGCGGCGGTAGTGGTGGTGGCGGCAGCGTGCCGGGCTGGGTACCTAACACGCTTCCCGGCACAAACGGGCAAATCTTCTACAATAACGCGGGGACTTTCGCCGCCACGAGCACGCTCACCTCGGGGGCGATCAATTGGGCGGGGAACATCGCGACGACAGGGACGATCCAGGGCGCCACCGTGACCTCAACGGGCGCCCTCAGCGGCACGACGATCAGCGGTACGAGCATAACCGCCACTGGGACGGTGAGCGGCGCCACGGTTAGCTCGACGGGTAATCTCACCGCGGCCGGTCAACTGCAAATCAGTGGGGCAGGCGCCAATTACATCACCGGCGGCAACACGACCATTGGTGCCGCCAGCCCGCTCTTGGGGACGTTAAACGTCCACACCGGCACCAACCAGAATTTCCTCGTCCGCGGCCCGGTGGATATTGCCACGGGTACATCGCTGTTTGCCGTGAACGACGCCAACAGCGCGACTGTGCCGTTGGAATTAGGCCCATCACTGCTCGACATAAATGCGCCGACCGGGATTGAAAACAACAACCCGGGGTTTCTGTTAACCGTCGGCAACGGCACTCAAGGCAGCGTGATCTTCTCGCTCAACGGTGCCTCGGGGGTCTGCAACCACACGCCCGGCTCGGCATCCGAGACCGTCGCGTGCACCTCGGATATGCGCCTCAAGCGGGCGATCGAACCCACCCAATACGATGCGCTTGCCGATCTCGGGTCGATGCCAATCGTGGATTTTCGCGTCCGTCGCACCGGCGAACTCGTGAAGTACGGGACGGTCGCGCAGCAGATGCTCGGCCAGCACGGCAGCATGGTGCACACCGATCGCGACGGCTTTTATCAGGTCGACGAAGTGTCGTCGTGGGAGCTCGTGCGGGCGATTCAGCAGCTTGAGAAGCGAGTAAAAACATTGGAGGCGCGGCGATGAAAATCTTGCGCCTCGCCGCCGCTCTGGTGCTGCTGCTGGCGCTCGTTGGCGCGCCCGAGGCGAAGGCGCAGGTTTGGGCCTGTCCTAACACCTCGCGCACGCCCTGGTCGCAGTGCGCGGCTGCCGGCGGGTTTAATTTTCCCGGTACGCCCTACGCCATTTATAGCGGCGACAAGGTCGTTTCTGCCTACGCCGGCAACGCGATCAACGTCACGCGGCTGAGCGACAGCACCAGCCAGGATATCGGGTTTTCCGGGTCGAATTTTAACGTATCGGCGTTCAACACGTTTTGCGGCGCGGGCAACAGCAACAGTTGCTACGTCACGACCCGATACGATCAGACCGGCAACAGCCACAACTTAACCTGCACGATTACCAACAATAACTGCGCCTACCCCATCGTCGTGAATGGGGTGCTGTATTTCTCCGACGGCCCCGGACTTATGGAGGCGCCGTCATTTTTCCCGGCCGCCGGCGACCTTACGATCGGCATGGCCGGCGTGTGGAAAGGCGGCGTCGACACCGGGGTCGGCTGGGTACCGGTAGCCAACTTCGACGGCACCAACGGTTATTTCACGACGCTGGATGGGCTCAACGGCGACGCCATCAACGAGTTTTCGTTCTGGCAGAACACCAGCGGCGAAATCCACACCACGGGTGCCGACCTCAACAGCCACATGACGCGGGTGGTGGTGCAGCGCGTCAGCGGGACCGCTAATCTTTACGTCAACGGCGTCAGCCTTGAGACCGCCGCCGGGCAATCCAGCGCCACGCCGACAAGCTCGGCTTGGGCCCTCGGCGGCCTGCCGATCAACACGACCTATTCGTATCTAGGCTTGGAGACCGAGGAATTTATCTACACGACGACGGGTGGCTTGACGGGGGCGCAGCTCGCGGCGATCGACGCCAGCGAGGCGACCCGCTTCCCTGACCTTGGTTTTGCAACGCCCTACGGAGCCACGGACACCGTCGCCGGTATCCAGGCGGTCGGCACGCAAGCCGTCAATGTCGGGAATGTCCTTCAATACGAGTACACCCAGCCGTGGACCGAATACGCCGCAATCCAGATGTGGGGCGGCGCAGGCCAGGGTCAGGTTGGCGGCATCATCTTTACCAATGTCGCGGCGACGGGTGCCCCTCTCATCGCGGGCTATGAGGTTTGGGTCGACAACAACTGCCACCTCGTCAGCCGGATAATCCAGAATTTCGGCAGCAACGAATATATCGATGTGCGGGCGCTGGGGGTCCGGCTTTGCGACGGTAAAAAGCATTTCGAGGCAGTGAGCTATAGCGGCAGTGGTCATGCCTCGGGCATCGCTATGTTTTTGGACGGTGCGCAGCTCACGACGACCACGGGAAGCGACACGGTCACCGGAACGATCATCAATTCGGACGAGAATTTCCAAGTCGATAGCCAGCAAGGCAACATCCCGCTCTTTAGCGTGGTGAGCCACTTTCAGCTCGACGATGTGCAGCAGACGCCCGAGTACATCGAGCAATACATGACGCCGTCGACCCTGCCGCCGATCGGCGCCAACACCGCGATCTCACTCAAGTTTCAGACCGGGTCTGGCACCACTGAACCGGATGCCTCCGGCAATGGTCATCCCGGCACTCTCACGGACGCGAATATGTGGGTTCCGTGATGAAAATCGCCTGCTTGATCGCAGCACTGCTGCTACTCGCCGCCCCTGCTCGGGCGCAGAACGTGCCGGTTTACGCCACCGGCCTGCTGACCCCGGGTCACGCACTGGTGCTGGCGCCGACCGGCTTCCCCGGTTCGGCGGTCGTGCAGGACGCCGGCCCGGCGCTCGCGGGTAATTTCACCGAGCTCGGCATCACCAACAACGGCACGCCGCTTTGCGTTCGCGACCTGGCCGGTCAGCATCTCTTGTGCTTTGGCGCCCTCGCCAACGGCGGCGGGCTGATCTCGTACAACCCGATCGGCAGCGGCTCGCCGCTCGGTCTTACGATCAATATCAACGGGACGAATTACTCATTCCCCGGGACCGGTAGCGGCAACGTCGTCGGCCCGACCAACCCGTTTCCCACCACCGGCGATGTCGCGCTGTGGAACGGCGGCACGGATTTAAGGGATGGCGGACTCGCCGCCGCCCACGTCCCAAATCTCACAGCTCTGCAGGCTGCGTGCACGGCGCTCGCGGGGTGCCCGACCGCCGATATCGTCTATCCAAATGGCGTTTGGCGCGACACCTACGGCAACGGCAACGGGGCGCCGCCCGTCTGGTACATACTGAGCGGGTCAGCCTGCCCGCTCAACTCCGGCGCCGGCGACAACGGATCGCAGGTCGTAAGCGGTGACGGGAAATGCTGGCTTGCCCAGTTTGACGCCGGCGGGGCCGATGTTCGGCAATGGGGCGTCATCTTTGACAATGTGACCAACAACTCGACCGGTCTTCAATCCGCGTGGACGTGGGAAGCCGCGAACCTGGGGACCTTGCTGCTCCCGGCGACTACCACACCGGCGCTCTTCGCTACGGGCATCACCGCCACGATCGGCAGCGCGCAGACCTTTGCGATGGTCGGCACCGGCAGCGGGTCGATGCTCGAATATACCGGCACGGCCGGCACGGCTTTCACGCTGACCGAAAACGGCGCGATCAACAATTCGCTCTTCAACTTTCGTGATTTCTCGTTACTGACCCCGCACGCCGGAGCGGCGAACGGCATCATCGCCACCTACACCGGAAGCGGCACCAACGAACCGCCAGCCGTCAGCACCTTTGACAACGTCACGCTGCGCGGCGCCGACGGGTTTGAGCAAACCGACTATTGGGGCAACGGCATCCAAGTCACCGGCGGCATCTCGTGGGTTAATTTCCTTGTCAACATCACTGGGCCAGGCGGCACGCCGGGGGGGACGGGGATACTGGTCGCCGGCGTCTCATCAGGTCTTACCGGCATCGTCTACAATCTGCGGCCCGGGTCGACGCTGTCTCAATTGGCCGTTGGTCTCAATGTCGGCACCAACGCTCAAGGACTGCAGATCAGCGGGGTTAATTTCACCGCTAATACACGCGGTATTTACGTGCCGTCTACTTCTCTCGGGCCGGTTCAAATAGCCGTCTCCAACTCACAATTCGGGCCGTGCGGCACTTACTGCTTTGATGATCAAACGGCACCGGCTACCGCTGCTGTCGGGCTGCTTTTCAGCAATAATCTGTTCTACCCGCAGAGCGGCTGCGGCATCAACGTCGCCAACGCTGAGGAATTACTCGTTGTCGGCAATGAGTTTGATTACTCGACTGTGCCGAATATCGGACAGGGCATCTGCGTCGCCGCGGCGGGCGGGCGCAGTGGTCTCATCGCAAGCAATAATTTCGTCGGGATGGAAACCTCCATCACTCTCGGGGCGGGCGTACAGAACTTTATCATCGGGGCGAATGCGCACTCGGCCGATGCCGGGTTCACCTATATCTCGAACAGCGCCACGGCTAACACGAACACCGGGCCTGATCTCTACACGGCGTATACGCCATCGTCGACATCCTGCGGCAGCGGCACGGCGACGTTTACCTCCGGTGGCGTCTTCAATGTCGTTGGCAACACGGTCACGCTCGATTTGAAGATCGTCGTGAACACGGTCGCTTCGTGTAATAATATCAACGTCGCGCTGCCTGGAAACTTCGCCAACGTGCCGACCCCGACTGCCGGAGCCGGGACGAATACCACAGCCAACGCAGGCTTTAACGCTCAAATTGCAGTGGGAAACCCCGCGGCGGTCAACTTTCTGACCGGGGTCGCGGTCGCGGGTGATACCTACGTGGCACATCTCTCGTACCAAATAACGAACCCGTTCTGATCATCGCTATGCTGTGCCTGACACTTCGGGTTGCCCCTCGAAGCGGGCGATCATCTCTTTCATGAGCGTGACGATGTCCTCGCGGGCGGCACCGTTCGACATATAGTTGCAGCGCCCGTCAAAGTCGTCGCCGAACGGAAACACCATCAGGACGAAGCCGGTCTTGCGATCGTTGCCCTTGGCGCCGTCGTTGAACGTCTCGTCGAGTGCTTGCACGATGGCGACCATCTTGGCGTGATACTCATCCTGCACCGGACCGTCGCCCAACGCTCGCCCTTGGCGCCGCGCCTCCGCGTAGTCGGTTCGCGCGCTGCTGCGCCGCTTCGCTTCACCCATCGTTCATCCTTTCCCAATTTCTCACGAGAGAAGACGGGCCGCGCGGCGGAATCACCGGCCAGTCCATCGACGAGCAGTAAGCGAAAAAACCGTACTCCGGCTGCTCTGAGGTTTGATCCATCAGACCGCGCAGGACCTCGCGCAGCGAGTCGCGATCAATCGGGTTGGGCAGCATCGGCTTTCATCCTTCGCAGCGTCGCCAGCACTTCGCACATCGTATCGAGCTCGTGCTGAGCCTTTGCCTGTGACATCCGCCGGTCGGCGATCCACCGCGGATAAGCGCGCTGGCGCAATGCGATCTCCCGCTCCACGCAGGCGATTTGATCGTCGAGCGGGGGACCAAACAGCATGTCCTCGTTCATCCGAGCTCCGCCCATTTTTGCTCGATCGCCTGTTCGAGGGTCTGCCGGTCGGCCTCATGCAGCGCCAGGCGGGCGCGTTTCAGGTTCTCATCGTTGTCGCCAAGGCAGAGCGCCATGTCGGTCGAATCGTCGATCCGGCGTACCTTGGGGATGAAGATGCCGACCACCCAGGCGCGCCAATCGTATTTGCCGTTGCGCATCACTGGCGGGAAGTGCCACGACCCCGCCCCTTCGGGTTCCGCTGGCGGCGGTGGGGGCGGTTCGATCACATCGCCGGGGAATGGGACCACGTCACCAGTAGATGAGGGGCCAGGGGATGCGCCCGTGGATGTAGCAGCCGTTACCGTCGCGGCAGGCGCTGTAGGGGGCGGAGCAGATGGCGCCGCTGGGGTAGTAGCCGCAGGTGGCTCCGGTGGTTGTACGGGCGCCGTAGCGGGCTTCTGATGATAGGCGTGCACCGACAGCTCGCGGTAGAGGCGATTGAGTTCGTCGCCCGCCTCTTTGCCGATATCCTCGTTGATCGTCCGGTCGTTTGACTCATAGGCGCCGTCGAGCGCATCGGGCCCGCGTTTGGCGGCTTCCTCGAAGATCATCTTCAATGCGGTGACCGTGGCGCTGACCGTGCGGAACGACAGCTCTTCGCCGTCGAGGGTGATGATGCTGTGCGTCGGTTCGGGATCGGGCTCGATCACCGGCGGCGGTGGTTCCGGTTCGGGCGCTGCTGGGGCGGGTGTCGGCGCCGCCAGCTCGGGCATGCCGGGCACCGGCGCGAGTACCGCCCCTTCGGGTTCCTCGTCTCGGTAGAGGATGCGCACCAGCTCAGCCGATTGCGGTGCGTCTTTCGCGGCGTGCTTCAACACCGTCTTGCAGCACCCTTCGTCGTAGAACTTGCTCCACATCAGCCCGTCTTTTTGCCGGCTTTGATTGCGCGCGAGCTCGATCCGCTTGACGTCCATCACGTCGCGAATCACCTCGCCGTTGCGCAATCGAATGATCGCATAAGCACCAATGATATCGCCGCGGTCGGTGCCGAGCGGCGGCGGGTCGTGGTTGATGTAGGCGTTGTCCCCAAGCCCGTAGGCGAACTTGTCTTTGGCGCGCACCACCTCGGCAGCAATGCTCAGCACTTCGCCGCTGTTGCGCATGCGTTTTTTGAGCCCGGCCAGCATCGGAATGTAACTGACCGCAGCGATCTTGAATGTCTCGTCGAGCCCGGTGTTGGGGTTCCTCATCTTGACGTCGGTGTTGAAGATGACGAGCGCCGCCTCTTTGCCATCGGGCAGCAGGCCGTCGGTCGCGGCTTTGAGCGACGAATTGAACAGCGTCCGACGATCGGCGTAGAGCAGATCAGGGTTGGTCGCGACCGCTGTTACCAGCGTGCGCTTGAAGCGGTCGACCGAGACGTTGTCGGGCAAGACCTGTTCAAGCTGCGGCGTGAATTGATCAACGTCGGCCGAGAAGCGCCGCGTGGCTTCGAGCGTCCCCCTTGTCGCCTCGGTATAGTTGACGACAGCCTGCGAGCGAGCCTGTCCCTGCGCCATCACTGCATTCCCTTTTTTATAACGGGTCCATCCCGATATCCTCGGCGTCCTGCAGCCAATCATCGATAGTTTCGCGGTCGACCAAATTATCGATGCGCTCGCGCAGATCGGTGATATCAGCGCTCGGGCCCGCGGCGTCCCATGCCGGCGCCATGATCCACTGCCGAAGATAGGCGCGAACAGCGGCGATTTGCTCGGGCGTCATAGCCGCGCCGGTGAGGTACGTCTCGATCGCCGGCCGCAGCACGCCGCTGGTTTCGTTTGGCCAGTAGCCGGGACCGAGCATAAGTTCTCTCTTGTCCATTGAGCTTGCGCCGCACGTTTCCAACGCGTAACGGACGTGATCGAGCGCGGCGGCGATGTCGGTTTCAGGCGTATCGCCGTCAGCCGCTTCCGCGATTTTGAGCGCAGCGCGCAACGCCATCGTTGCCGTTCTGAGCCGCACCGCGATATCGATTGCCTGGTCTTTTGTCATCGCCGGTCATCCCCATTCACGTTCGCGAGCCTTTTCGTATTCTTCGTCAGGATCGCGGCCGTGCACCGGGCACCACTCGTTATCACCCAAACGGCGCTTACACTTGCAACCCTCGGGACGCTCGTTGGCGGGGATATACTCGTCATCCGGCGACGAGGTTTTCCACGCGTCATAGCCGGGGATGCTCATCGCCATCCCCTATCTCGGTCTAGTCGTTCGTGCGCCTCGGCGCGCTGCTGCTGTGCGATCTCACGCGCGACGCGCTCGCATTCACGAGCGCCGCAAGTATCTAGCTGATCGTAATCGGCGTAAGCACCGAGTTCGGCACCGCAGTTGAAGCAATGGCGCATTTTAGATGCTTTCTTCACCGATACCTCCTTCCGCGATCGGTAATTTCCACGATGCGATGCTGCGGGATCGTTTATTTCCTCAGTTCCCCGCTGATCGTCTGATCTGGATTGCAAAGCCTCACATCAACATTGTTACCGAGCATCATCGCACTGCCGCCACACGCTCGATCTTGACCTCGATCCCGGGGATATCGACGCCGCGCGCCTCGATCTGACTGACGCCGATATTGTGGCGCACCCACCGCCGGATGAGCTGCAGGCACGCCTCTTCGAGGCTCGGCCGGATCGGGCTCTTCAACAGCCACCCGCACAGCTTGCGCAAGTCGACAATCTCGACCACCGGCTGCC